ACATACAAAAGTTAGAAAACTCACATCATATTAAAATGCTCAGAACTAAACCAGATCATGCATATAATAAAATATTAAGACAATGGCAGATAAAGAAAAAATAGATAGCAACTCTATTATAACAATGGACAAATTAGAGTTAGCTGATAAAATAAAAAATGATTTACCTAAAAATACTATAGTAAAGATGCCTGATGATGCTCTTATAAATGTTAGTATTTCTGGTGTATTTAGAAGTGAGTTAGGCATGCTTCAAGAGTATTTATTTGATAAAATTCCAGATAGTGATCAAGAGTTAATAAAGATTCTTGCACTAATCAATACTTCACAAGAAGATATAAATAAAGCAATAAAGGAACATGATTTAGTATTAGATGATAAGTATTACGCTCTTAAAACAATCATAATATTAAATATGGAATTGAATTATAGAGCAATAGAACAAGGTGCAGCTGCTGTGTATGATAAAGCAGATGTTTATGAATCTCTAGCTGATGAACTTAAGGGTGGTGTTCTTCCTTTGTCTGATGAGGAAATAAGTAAAAGAAAAGCAGATGAAATAAAATCTAACGAAGATTAGATCCAACATCATCACCAATCTCAATTATATTCTGTATAACTGCATTCATCTCATCTTTATCACAATCTGCAAATGATTTACAATATTCTTGTCCATCTCTATTAAAACAGAGACCAGACTTTCTTTTTATTATTAATTTCATTTCTTCTAGACTGTATCCTATCTCTGCTGCTAATTCTCTTAGCATTACATAAACCTTTGCCAATTGTGCATTAGATCCTTTAGGACCACTAACACTAACAAACATTTCTACTTTTGAGCCTTCTGGTAAACTATCTACAAATTTATCATAGATAGTTTCCCTGGCTTTAATACTATGTTGGAGTTTTCCATCCCTTTTAACAAGGTTAGAAAAGAAATTTTGCTTACTCATCTCCTTTAGTTTTTTTATATACATGCCTTTCTATCTGAGATGCAGCATACAAACCTGTAGCTAATCCCAATACATATATTACTATTCCTATTATTAGATATAATGCTTCCATTATATTGTTTCTAAAATTTGTTCACACATAAAATCATAATCCATATCAACATCTATGAATGGTGCAACATTTACTTCAACGAGATTACCATTTTTGTCTTCTGCATGTATCATAACTTTATCTATGACTACCATTGCACTACAACCTGGTTCTTCTCTAGTTTCTCTTTCTGCTGGTTCAAATGTATAATGTAAATTAAAATCTGACCCGTCTATTTCTATAGTATGTGTATCTTTAAATGAATATACTCTATTTCTGCTCATAAAAATTTAATTATTGATAATCCAGGTTGTTCATCACCTGGATCTGTTATTATTATTTCCATTAATTGTTTTATTAAAATACTAAGGGTTAGACAAAGTATTAACCTAATTTGGCAAAAACGCCTTTATGCCCTTAACCCCTAGTATTAAATTATTACATCATTCCTGGCATTCCACCCATTGGTGGTAAATCAGGTGTATCTTTAGGAATTCTTGAAACAACACATTCTGTAGTTAGTATCATACTTGCAACTGAGGCTGCATTTTCTAAACCTACTCTAACTACTTTTGCTGGATCAATTACTCCTGATTGATAAAGATTTTCAAAGCGTTCAGTTTTTGCATTAAAACCATAATCATCTCCTGATTTAATTCTCTTTACTTCTGAAACAATTACACTTCCTTCTAATCCTGCATTTTCAACTATTTGTCTTAAAGGTTCTTCAACTGCTCTTTTTATAATATCAATGCCTGTTTTTTCATCAGCATTATCACCTTCTAAACTTTCTAGTTCTAATGCAGCTCTAATAAGAGCAACACCACCACCTGGAACAATTCCTTCTTCCACAGCAGCTTTAGTTGCAGCTAATGCATCAACAACACGGTCTTTCTTTTCTCTCATTTCAATTTCAGTAGGAGCTCCAACATATAATACTGCTACACCTCCTGCTAATTTTGCTATACGTTCTTTAAGAATTTGTATATCATAATCACCTTTAGTGTTTTCAAGTATATTTTTGTTTTGCTCTACTCTTGCATCAATTTGAATTTTATCACCAGCTCCATTAATAATAGTAGTAGTATCCTTATTAGTTACAATTTTATCTGCAGAACCTAATAAGTCAAGAGTAACAGCTTCTAATTTGAAACCTTTATCCTCTGATATAACTGTACCACCACATAAAACAGCAATGTCTTCTAACATGTCAGCTCTTCTATCACCAAAGCCAGGAGCTTTAACTGCAGAAACTTGTAAAGTACCTCTCATTTTATTCATTACTAATGTTTGAAGAGATTCTCCTTCAATGTCATCTGCAATAATTAATAGAGGTCTTCCCTGTTGTGCTATTTGCTCAAGGATTAACATAAGATCTTTCATTGCTGAAATTTTCTTGTCAGTGATAAGAATTAAAGGTTTTTCTAAAATAACTTCCATTTTGATTTGATCAGTAACAAAGTAAGGTGATAAGTATCCTCTATCAAATTGCATTCCTTCAACAACATCAACATAAGTTTCCATACCTTTTGCTTCCTCTATAGTAATAACACCTTCTGTTTTTACTTTCTCCATTGCTTCAGCAATTAAAGAACCAATAACAACATCATTATTAGCTGATATACTTGCTATCTGTTTAATCTTCTTATAAGATTCATTAACTTGTTTAGATTGTTTCTTGATATTACTATTTATAAATTTAACAGCTTTATCAATTCCTCTTTTAAGATCCATAGGATTGGCCCCAGCAGCTACATTCTTTAATCCTGCTGTAAGTATAGCTTGTGCTAATACAGTAGCTGTAGTAGTACCATCACCTGCTTCTTCATTTGTATTATGTGAAACTTGCTTAACCATCTGTGCTCCCATATTTTCAACAGGATCTTTTAAGTTTATTTCTTTAGCTACAGTAACACCATCTTTTGTGATGTGTGGTCCTGTAAATTCTAAATCAAGTACTACATTCCTACCCTTAGGTCCTAATGTAACTTTTACTGCATTTGCTAAAGCATCTACACCTCTTTTTAGTGCGTCTCTTGCTTCAATATCAAAAGTTATTTCTTTTTTTGCCATTTCTTTTTAGTTTTTGGTTTGTTTATTTGTCTGTTAAAGGATTATACCTAGTTATTTTTGTTGGATCAAAGCCACTCAGAGCAGAATCTACCCATTTCTCATCAACAGTATCAATATAGCAAAGAATATGACAAGTAGCAGTTTCTGTAGGGTTAAGTCTTAATAACCTTCCAATTCTCTGTGCTGTCTTTCTTTCATTACCATATGCATGAAGGATTATTCCTTCTTTAAGTCCAGGAATAGTAACACCTTCACTTAATTGTAACACACATGATAACTTATCTATTCTACCATCAGAAAACAACTCTAAGTTTTCTTCAGACTTCTTGTTTCCAGAATGATAACTATGTTTACACATTCTATCTGCTTGTTTTTGAGTGTTGGCAAATGTAATACATTTTTCAGAAACATTCTTCATTAATCCCAACGCATATGATTCTTTTGTTCCATAATCCATCATTGCTTTCATCCTCATGATTGCAGAGAACTGTTTTTGTTTCTGAGTTTGTGCTTCAACAAGTCTTTGAGTATAATACTCATAATCCTTCTTTTCATTAGTAAACCATGACCCACCTGTTGTTTTATTAACCTTCTTAAGTGTAGGTAAACCACTGAGGTTTAATTTATGAACTATGATTTTGTAATCATTTAATATATTACTATCAGTAGCTTCATCAACAGTGAAGTTGTATACAATAGGACAGTATTTAGATACCATTCTATATTTCTCAGTACCACGCCTTGTTGGTGGTGTACCAGTAAGACCTAAAATCTTACCTGAAAACTTACTAAGAAATTCTTCATGATTATCCAGGAGACTATGACACTCATCTAAATAGACAATATCATAATCATTTGGGTTCTCTTTATTTATAGAAAGGTATGTAGTAAATTTAATGTGACCACCTAATGCATCAGTTAATTCCATCTTAACTAACTCATCTTCCCAAGCATCTTTGACAGATAACTTTGGAATTACTACTAATGCTTTTAGAAACGGATTATAATTAGCTTGAAGGTGTTGTATAGCTATTCTAGTTTTACCTACACCCATGCTGATCCCTAATCCACATCTTTTATTATTTAATGTTAGCTCTAATGCTTCTTGTTGAACATTTTCTCTACTCATAATAAATAAGGTTTACCATTATTAATATTATCTATTATTTTTTTTATTGTACCATCTGGTTCAACATAATGTCCATCAGGTGCTGGTTTCTCCTTTTTTAGATTCTTTAAGATTTCTTTTTTCTGCTTATGCAGTTTCTTTGATTTGTGCATGAGTAAGATTATATTTAGCCATTACAGCTTTTAATTTAGTTTGTAATTTAGTTTTATCTGACTCAATAGTTTTAAAACGATTGGTCCCAGATGTGCTTATACCATTTAATTGAATTCTGTGTGTCATTACACTTATAGTTCTTTTTAGATTCTTACAAATCTCTAATGCTTTAATTTCCATATTATGTTTTTGGTATTGAGAAGCCTAATTCAATAGCTTCAGATTGATTTAATTCTATCCATGTATGACAACTTCTGCATACTGATAACCATGTAGTTATATCATTATGATATTTACCACGTCCTTTTTTGTGATGTACTTCAGATGCCCTTAATGCACAACCAGGTAAACTGGCCATACAATTAGGTTTATCTGTAAGGAATTCAACTCTGAGTTTTGTATACTCTTTATTGATCTTTCCCATTTTCTTAGAATGATTGTTCATGCAGCTTTCTTTAATGTAAGAAAGTTACTAGGTAACAAACCTTCTGAGATGAATTTGATTATAACATCTTCATATGTTATATTGAGTTGTTTGAGGGTCATTCTGTTAGTATATGTTGGATCTGTCTCTTTAGGATCTACTTGCATATACTTTGCTAATTTACTATGTTTGAACATAGCAAATACTTTATTGGCCTGTCTGTTACATATTTCTTGCTTCCAACAGTTAAGAACTTGTTGACTACGTGTCCAGACTTTAGAGATTCTTTTCTTCTTGTCTCTATGCATGATATTTAACTCTTCTTTCTTGTACATTTTAAAACCATGTAACACTCTTTTGAATAAGCTGTGTTGATATTGATTCAATTTTGTATAATCAATTGGTTGTACTAAGTCTTTAGTAATTGTTTGATATTCAGGTAACATACCTAAGTATGTGTATCTATCTAATCTTGATTTTATTTTAAGTTCTGCTAGTTGCGTTTTATTAAACATTTTAGTAAGTTTTAAAGTTTGGTTGTTAATTTGAGGTGTTAAAATAAATAGAGATTGCTACAAGTATATTATACTTATGACAATCTCTATCTAAAGGTGTTATGTGTGTTATAGGTTGAAGCTTACTTCTTCTTCTTCAACTAATACTTCTTCAGTAGATTCTTCTACTTCATCTACAATTTCTTCTGCATCTTCTGAAGCGTCAATTACTTCATTAGTTATCTCTTCAATAGAATCTTCTAGATCTACTTGATTTGATGGAACTACTTCAGTTTCTTTTACATTGTCTTTTAATAATGTCATAACTTCATCAGAATTTGCTTCTCTGATTGCTTGATTATTATTATGTGGTTGTAAATCATCCTCCATAGTCCCTGTTGGGTCATAGAATGATTTTCTATATATAGGTTCACCATCTTTACAACATATGATTCCAGTTCTACCAGCAACTTTTAAATCTCTGTCTGGATTATCTTTAGTAAATGGAGTGAATTGTTCTATTGTGTATATGCATCCTGGTAATACTTTCTTCTTCTTAATACCAATTGCTTTTAAATCTTCTACAAGTCCATGTAATAATGTACTCTTAGTTGATTTTTTTACCCATCCTGTTGTTGTGTAAGATGTACCTTCTTGTGTCAATCTAACATGTCCATAATCTGGATTGTTTCTTGAAATTCTGATTACACTACCCAATTCATCTTGGACAACGCATACTTTACCTTGTTCTGCCATAAGCTTTAATTAAATTTGTTAATAAATGTGTTTGAAAAATTATTTAGATGTCATCCCTGTTGAAATACTCATCTCTGAGCTTATCATCATTGGATATATTATCTACACCATATTTTTTATCTGCTGATAAAGGTTTTAATTCTGGTGCTTTACCTTTTGAATAAGGTTTATAAAATGGATCATTCATATCCATAGTGTAAGACTCACTGAGACAGTCTAATTCTTTTAATTCACTGTCAGTCATGTCTAGATATTGGTCTAGTGATAACTCTATTGTCCTTCCACTTGGTAATTGATATAACATTTTATTACGTAAATTTAATTGTACAAATCTACATAATTATACCTTTTGTTATACATAAAAAACTTGAGACAAGCAAACTTTTTACTAGTTATATAGCTAAGTGCCTACATAATAATTAAAAATCTACCTGACCTTTTAACATATCCCATGTCTTTTAGTTCTTTTATTTTCCTATCTACTGTTCTTTGACTTATATTAGCTTGATCAGCTATTGTTGCAATAGAAGGAAAACATTTTCTATTTTTATTTGCATATGTACATAATATGCTATAAATACCTTTAGCTTGAATACTAAGTTCAGGATCTTTTACAACACTGCTACTTACAATACCAAACCTTTCTTTGGTCATCCTGTAAGAAGTTGTATTATAACTACCAATACTATTCCTACAACACCAATAGAGAAACTAAGCATACTAGAATGGTAACTCTTTTTCTGTCTTGTTGATTGCATAATATATTTCTTTTATTATAGTATCTTTCTTTTGTATTTCTAAACGTTCAAATGGTACTTCTTTTCTTGTGGTAATAAGTTTACCTTTATCATCATGTGTAATAACATCTACATCAAATTTATAATACCATGGATTAAACTCAGTACTGTATGACTTATCATCTGATATTATACCAAATAGTTTATTTTGACCTGCATAAATGTTATTGTCTCTAAGTATATCATAGTCTACATCAATAATGTCATACTTCTCATCATTTGGAAAGTAGATAACATCACCTTTCTTAACCAATACTGGTTCTTTCTCAGTGACTAATAAATCTATAAGTGTAGATATAGCATGATCTGATAGGTAATTATACATTAAGTTAATCATATGTTCCCTATTCTTCACGTTTGTTTTAATACCATCAAGCAGTATAAGTGCTCCAGCATCATCTGATATGTTTATATTTCTTTTCATAATTCTTTTATTTCTTTTAAAAAAAGGGAGACCATTACGATCTCCCTTCCCCCTCTCAATGTAGCTATGTGGTTTCCCACCTAACTACTCTCACTATATTGTATGTATATATATGGTATATAATACTGGTGTTGTTAGTACGTCACTGATGACGTATTTTTATTAAATCCTGATACATTATTCTATATGTTGAGTCTCCATCTGTTGTACCATCTGTTAATTTTCTAAGTTGGTCCATAGATAAAGCTTTAATCATATTCCTAATGGAAGAGAGAGTTCTATTATGTACTCTTAAAATATTAAGATGTTCAAAACTGTCTTTAAGTTTAAGATTGAGATAACTCTCTTTGATATTGAACAGGTACTCATGGTTATTGAATTCAAACATTTCTCCTTCATCCATACTTACCTTGATAGAATTATAGTTAAGTGCCTGTGAATTGTTGATCATACCCAGTTTCTTTTGTAACCATTTAGGTGACGGTTGGAAACCACAATAAGTTGTTTGTAATACATTAGACTTGTAGTCTAACAGATCAGTAACGCTTAGGTTAAAGAACGTTTTAAATATAGACATCATGTGTTCATTGGATGATATACTAATACCATACTTTATATGTTCACGCTGTCTTATTCTTATTACGGTTGTATGATCAAATAGATCAGTCATTCCAACCAAATGTGATCACGAAGAATGGAAATACTATTCCAATCAATCCATTGTCCCAACCTATACCTATTGTGAACATTGGTACATATTCTATACCTACTTTGAATTTATGTTTTGGGTGTTGAAGATATAACATAGCACAACCTATAAGAGCAGTCATGTCTACTATTCCTAATGCAAGGAACTCAATAGGTCCTGACAATAAGGTTATGATGATTATGTTCATGTATATTAATGCTACTGGTACTATTAGTCCAGCTATTATTTTCTTGATAGTTACTTTCATTTCTTTATTCTTTAATTTGTTATTAATTGCCTAAGTGTATTGGACTGCCACCACAACCACCCTTTTGGGTGCCACATGATGTAAATACAAATGCTAAGGCTGTTATGAGTAGTGTAAATAAGATTAGAGTCATTGCTCTATCAAATTTGTTTACTTCTTGGTTATGTTTGTTCATGAGTTATTATTTTTGATGTTTGGGTAACTAGTATGCTTATCCTATAGAGAGAGAGACAACTAATAGTATAGTATCATACATAGGAAACATCTTTATTGCTATAAACTCATATCCATGCACTATTGCAAGATATTTCAGCAGACCTATGTTAATGATAGCTATATATTATATAATGGTAACATATTAGTTCTATTGTGGTAATATGTGGTATTATGTGGGTATATGATGTCCCACTCATCATGTAACACCTGTATTTAATTAATTTCCCTACCAATTAAAGAAGGAAAGATGAATTAAATAGGATGTAGACGGATAAAGGTTAGATAAGGGACAAGTAACTAGTATTTAGTCACATTGTCCCTATAAGTTGCGTCCACCCTTAAGGGAAGTAAAGGATACATCAAGTATCCTCACATATACATTACGCAGGTGTTACCCATTGTAATGTTGTCATCATTGGAGACCCGTCATCATTCTTGTTGTTACGGTCTTCAACAAAGTTTCCAGACATTTTGAAACCTTTAAGCTCCTGATTAGGTTTAAGCTTAAGGTCTCGTGGATCAATATCCACTAGACAAAGCAAACCAAACTGTAAGTTTGTTTGAGTTCTGGCTTGAACTTGCTTAGGACCATCTACTGTGTTGATGGTTACAGTCTCAGTAGATGCTACTGCTGACTTACAAACGATTGTGTTTGACCCCTCAGGGATTTTGTGAAAGAATACTGACATAATATGATTTTTTTGGTTGTATACCCAATGGGGGTACACCTCTACCTTTTTTAAGCTGGGGAGCAGAACAGTAGGACCTAACACTCATGCCACATATACAATTTTTCATTTAAGAATTTTTTATGTGGTGGGATTTTTGTATATTGAAAGGGTAGGGGGGGGTTTGTTTAACAATCCATCTTTTATAAGAAAGAAGTACTAACCAAAAAATAATAAATGAATATTCCTAAATTCTTTAGATTTTTTTTTATTAATTTTGAAACCAAAAAATTAGAACATATGTCTGTAAATGACCCACTAGATAAGTATGATAAGTTAGATGAATATCAAATACAAGAAGCTGAGTATATAATAATGGATAAGGCGTTTAGGAATTCTTTTATGATCGTTACTAAAAAGAAAACCTTTGAAGAAGTAATGGAGTCTAAGGATGGTGCTTTATTAGCACATAATCCTGATGATGGTATTACGGATTATGAATTGGAAAACATGATGCAGTATTTCGTAGATGAAGAAGAATATGAGAAGTGTGCTGTTCTTAAAAAAATGTATCCAAAGATCAAGTGGGATATTCTTACTTAAAATAATTTTATGAATAATAAAGAAAAGACTCCCCCAAAGGGAGCAATAAGTTTTTCTATTACATTATCTGATGAACAAAAGGTAGCTAAGGCAGAAATTCTGAAAAATCCGTTTAACTTTATAATAGGTAAAGCGGGAAGTGGTAAAACTCTTTTAGCCGTACAGGTTGCATTAGATCAAGTTTTCAAACGCCAATATGATAAGATCATAATTACTAGACCAACTATATCTACTGAGGATAATGGGTTCTTACCTGGATCTGAACGTGAGAAGATGGAACCATGGTTAGTACCTATCCGTTCTAATATGCGTAAGGTTTATAATAAATCAGATAAGTTAGAAAAAATGGAAAAGGATGAGACTATTGAATTAGTATCCCTAGCTCACTTTAGAGGGCGTACATTTGATAATGCAGTAGTCATAGTAGATGAGTTCCAAAATCTAACTAGAGGACAGCTAGCAATGGCTATAGGTAGGTTAGGTAAGGATTCTAAGATAATCTTCTGTGGAGATTCATATCAAATAGATCTAAAGGACAAGAACTGGTCTGCATATCATGACATGGCTAAGTTAACTAATTCTAAGTTTGTATTTAAAGCTGTATTGGAAGATTCACATAGACATGCTGCAATAGATGAGCTGTTAGAATTATTAAATGGTTATCATTAAATATAAAACGTCACCCATGGCGTTATAGATAAAATAAAAGTATTTACACTTTATTTATTTAAACTTTTTTTGTATCTTTGTACTATAATTAACTATTAATAATTTAAAACCAATATTATGGCAGATCAAAGTGCGGGTAACTACTCTGATGAAGAGGTGCAGTTATCAAAAGAAGAAGTAGAAGCAAGAAGAGCTGAAGTAACAGCTTATTACAAAGACAGTATCAAAGACCTTAAAGTTCAGAAAGAATATGAGGAATTATTAAGAGACATTGAGGTAACTCGTTCTGAAAGAGTACAATCTCAAATGTATCTTGCTCAAATGATGTCAGGACCTAAAGAAGGAAATCCAGAAGATATAAACAGTGCAAGATCAGAAGCTGTAAGACAAGCATCAGAAGATTGGGATGCAGATCAAGCTAAAGCTCCACCAAAGAGAACTCTTAAAAAACAAGACTAATGAAGTACGGGAGAGAGGTGCTTCAAAGAGCTTTAGATTCTAAAGGATATAAGTATTTTACAAATGGTGATTATAATTTAAATATTATAGGTATTAGAAATGCTGATACTGATGATATGGTTACAAATAAATTTGATGACACTATAACATTATCCTATAAGAAAGATGGAGAGTGGCAGTATCATGAATTTGATTGTACCACTGATCCTGGAACCCATTGGGTAGATAATATATTAAATGAGGATGGTGTAGCTATTTTAAAACCTGGACAATATCCTAAGTCTCATAAGATCAGAAAGCATCAAGGTAAGTATGAAGCATTAGGTCAACAAAATCCTGTAACTGTTTATAGAGATAAGAATAGAGATGATATTTACAATATGAATAAAGAAAATACTGATACTGGTTTATTTGGTATCAATATTCATAGAGCTACTAGCCGTGTTGGAAAAACTTCAACTCAAGTGGATAAGTGGTCAGCAGGATGTCAAGTTATTGCATCTAATGATGATTTTAAATTGTTTATGAAGATATGTAGAAAAGCTAAAGCTGTATGGAGTAACAACTTTACTTATACTTTAATAACAAGCAAAGAAACTGATAGGACAAAAACCTGGATATAATGATAGTAAAGAAAGTAGAAAAAAAAGTTAGGATGAGTAAGGATGAGGTTATAAAATACCAAATCCTTACTTATTGCTTTCTTAATGACATACAAATAAGCTTGTCAGATTTATTATGTTTATCTGAACTTGCAAAATTAGAAAGTGCAGAACTTACAAAGTTTTGTTCTCTTATATCAGATAAAAAGATATTTAAGAGTTCACAGTCTTGTAGAAATGCAATTACTAAGGCAAGTAAGAAAGATCTAATAATCAAAACAGGAATTAATAAAAAGAACATTACACTAAATCCAAAAATAGAGATACAAACAAAAGGTACTATATTATTGGATTATAAATTATTAGGAGTTGAATCCTAAAAAGTATAAAGATCTTTATCCTGAAATTGCAAAAGAATGCAATGCACATGCTGACTTAGTTGGTAATCTAGTATCTTTTTATTATGGTAGAGTTAGAAAAGCTTTATCTGATTTAGATGCAAGTAAAATATACATACCAAATTTAGGAACTTTTACACTAAGAAAGAAAAGGTTAGAAAAAAGTATTAATAGAAACAAGGATATTCTTGGTAACATTCAAAAAAATACTTACAAAGGATATGGTAAACACATACCTGTAAAAGAAAAGATTGAGATACTTGAAAAGGCATTAGCTAATATGAATGAAGAATTAGAAACCAAAAATAAATTTAGAGATGAAAATAATTAAACTATTATCTGCAATTAAAAATGTTGATCAAATTTTTGAAGGTGTTAAAAATAACATTTTCAGATCTGATGATGTTGAACTTGTTGCAGCTGAAAGATGGGATATATGTAAAGAGTGTCCATCTCTTGATAATGCAGGTAAAAATTGTGCAGCTCCAGGAACACAACCTTGTTGTTCTGATTGTGGGTGCTCATTGGGTTTTAAATTGAGAGCTTTATCATCTTCATGTCCAGTAGGACAATGGGATGCAGTACTATCTGAGGAGTTAGAAAAACAATTTAAAGATAAAACAGGATATAAAGAATAAAATTATGGCAGTTATATTTAAAGAAGAAGGTCACATATATGAGAGTCTAGATGATAATCTAGATAAAGATAAAATCAACTGGACTAGTGTTACTAGTTTTGTAGGGAAGTTTAAACCTAAATTTGATGCTAAAGGTCAGGCAAAAAAGTCTGGTAAGAATAAGAGGTCTAAGTGGTATGGTATGACACAAAAAGAAATACTAGATGCTTGGAGTAATGAGACAGATAGAGCAATTGGTTTAGGTAATTGGTATCATAACCAAAGAGAAGAAAACATTTGTGAGTTTAATACTATTGAAAGAGAAGGTGTTAACTTACCTATTGTAAGACCTACTATAGATAAGGCAGGTATTAAGATTGCACCAGACCAAAAGTTAGAGGACGGTGTTTATCCAGAACTTTTTGTATATCTAAAATCATTAGCTATATGTGGTCAAGCTGATTTAGTTAGTATTGTTAATGGTAAGATTAATATACTTGATTATAAAACCAATAAGGAAATAAAGGAAAAAGGATATACAAACTGGGAGGGTATTACTTCAAAAATGTATAATCCTGTAAGTGATCTTGATGATTGTAATCTAAGTCATTATAACTTACAATTAAGTTTATATGCTTATATTATTAAGAAGCATAACCCTAAATTGAAGATTGGCAAGTTAATAATTCAACATGTTTCCTTTGAGAAGGAAGGTGAGAATGAGTTTGGTTATCCAATAACTAAGTATAATGATCAAGATGAACCAATCATCAAAGAGATTAAAATGTATGAACTACAATACTTAAAAGATAAAGTAGACAGTTTAATAATGTGGCTTAAAGATAATAAATAATGCTAGTAAAACTATTTGATATACAAAACGGAAAGGTGATACCTTCAGAACATTGTTATACAATTAAATCATTAAAATCTATTATGGATAAATATCCAGATACATTTTTATCTGTATATTTGTATATATTTTATATGACTTGTCCTGATCCAGATATGAATCCTTTTTTTAATATACCAGAACATGAAAAAGAAGATTTAATCATAGAAGAGGTGGGACTTGAAGAATCAACTGAAGATGTAGAGATAAGACAAGCTGTAGACATGTGTAAAGAAATGTATCAAACACCAACGTTTAGAGCCTATAAAGGAATCAAGTCAATGCTTGATAGACTAGCTAGATATATGGAAACTACGTCTATAGAACACGGTAGAGATGGAAATTTAACATCATTAGTAAACACTGCTGCAAAATTTGACCAGATTAGACAGTCATTTAAGGGTGCTTATAATGATATGAAAGATGAACAAAAAAGTTCTGTCCGTGGAGGGCAAGGACTTGCATATGACCAAATGTAATTATTAATATTTAAAACCAACAACATGAAAAAAGTAATACCAATGGGAAGAAGAGTTCTCGTTAAACAAGATGCAAAGATTGAAAAGATAAAGAATGGATTAATCTATTTACCTGAGTCTGAACAACATCAACCTCCTATGGGATATGTTGTATCTACAGGACCTAAGTGTGAACAAGTAAAAGAAGGTGATTATATACAATGGCCACTAGAAATTAATACTACTAGTATGTTACATGATGAAGAAGAACATCTTGTTATTGATGAAGCAGCTATTATTGCTGTAATGATGGATGTATAAAAAAGTTCCTACATATCAGGATAGTAAATGGGGTTATAAAGAGTTTGAAACTAAAGAAGATTTCATAACCTACATGCTTACTCTATTTAAAGAGCCTGGACAATATAATTTTGATAAGACTGCTTTAATGTTTAATGAACAAGCAGTCTTATTTAATTCTCAAGGGTTTTATTGTGATAAACCTTTTAGATCAAAAGATTATATTACATATTGGAATGATCAAAAAGAAAAATGTAGGGAAGGAGTACTATATATTGGAGAGAAAAGCACATGGTATCTTTCAAGAGATTATTATATGTGGTTAAATTTCTTACCAATATTTGATAAAGAAGAAAAGAAGTATGGCTTTGCTAAAGTCAGGGATGCTCAATATCATATGGCTCTTTATGAAATAATTGCTGAGTTACATTGTAAACATGTTGCAATACTAAAGAAACGTCAGATAGCATCATCATATTTTCATATGGCCAAACTTTTAAACCAATATTGGTTTGAAGAAGGGTCTATATGTAAGATAGGAGCATCACTAAAAGATTATATCAATGATAAAGGTTCTTGGAAGTTCTTAGATGAGTATAAGACTTTTCTTAATGAACATACTGCATGGTATAGACCAAGTAGTCCTGAAAAAGTTCTACTATGGGAGCAGAAGATTGAGGTTAGAATAAACAATAGAAAAACTAACAAAGGTCTTATGTCAAAGATCCAAGGAGCTTCATTTGAAAAGAATGCAACTACTGGAGTAGGTGGACCTTGTACTTTTTTCTTTCATGAAGAAGCAGGTATTGCACCAAAGATGGATCAGACATATGAGTATATCCGTCCTGCAATGACTTCTGGTATGATGACTACTGGACAATTTATTGCAGCAGGTTCTGTTGGTGATCTACAACAATGTAATCCTCTTAAGGAGTTTATACTTAACCCTCAAGCAAATGATATATATGCTGTAGAAACAGACTTAATGGATGACAAAGGAAAGATTGGTATTGCTGGATTATTCATTCCTGAACAATGGTCAATGCCACCTTTTATTGATGATTATGGAAATTCATTAATAGATGAAGCTTTAAAAGCAATAAAAGAAGAAAGATCAGGATGGCAAAAAGATCTAGCACCAGAACAATATCAATTACGTATATCTCAGAAACCTATTAATATTGCTGAAGCATTTGCATATAGAAAAGCAGCAATATTCCCACAAGGTTTAATATCAAGACAACTAAAAAGAATAGAAGATAAAGAATATGGTTATGAATTCTTAGAACTTGAAAGAACAGAGGAAGGTATTGAAGCAAAGAAGACTAGAAAACTTCCTATAATAACATTCCCAGTAAAGAAAAAGCTTGAAGATAAGACAGGTGTACTAGTTGTATGGGAAAGGCCTGTTAAAGATCCACAATTTGGAACATACTATGCATCAATTGACCCTGTGTCAGAAGGAAAGACAACAACATCAGATTCATTGTGTAGTATATTTGTGTATAAGAATGCATGTGAAGTTACAAGAACTGATAAAGGTGGAGAAACAGAGACATTTATAGAAAGAGAAAAGGTAGTTGCAACATGGTGTGGTAGATATGATGATATAAATAAGACCCATGAACAATTAGAATTAATTATTGAATGGTATAAAGCATGGACATTAGTTGAGAATAATATATCCTTATTTATTCAACATATGATTGCTAAACGTAAACAAAAGTATTTAGTTCCAAAACAACAGATTCTATTCCTAAAAGATTTAGGTTCTAACAACAATGTATTCCAAGAATATGGATGGAAGAATACAGGTACATTATTTAAGAGTCATCTTATTTCTTATGCAATTGAGTACATAAGAGAAGGTATAGATGAAGAGCTAGATGAGAATGGAGAAGTTATATCTCAAACATTTGGAGTGGAAAGAATTCCTGATAAGATGTTACTTACAGAAATGATGCAATATTATCCTGGGCTAAATGTGGATAGACTGGTAGCTTTTGCTGCTTTAGTTGCTTTTGTGAGAATACAGCAATCAAATAGAGGATATACTAAGCGTAGAGAGAATCAGGACTCAAATAACTTGGATAAGTCCAAAAATTTGTATAAATTAAATGTGAGACCATTTAGCAATATGGGAGGTAGGTCAGCTAGAAATAAAAACAAAATAAGAAAATCACCTTATAAAAACTTTAAATAATGAAAGATTATTGGACAACAACAACAACATTTGAAGATCACGGGTTTACATATATTAACGTTAAATAAAATATAACATGCAATTATATAATGCAATGCAGCTAAAAGCTGGTGCTAAAGTCAAAGGGGAAGGCTTAACAAACAGTAGTCTTACACAACCTTTACAATTTATTAAAGCCAAAGAGAAGGATGATGAGTGGGCTGCATGGAATCTAGATTGGATTGAGATGAGGGGTATGGAATACCTTAGGAGAAATGCAAGAAAGTTATTAAAGAATTATAAGCTTGCAAAAGGTATTATAGATAAGACAGATTATATAATAGAAGAAGATAATGAGTATAAGGATATTATGGATATTCTTACAAAAGAGGATGAATCTGCACTAGAGCTTAAGTTTTATCCAATTATACCAAATGTTATTAATGTATTAACTGGTGAGTTTACAAAGAGATTTCATAAGGTTCAGTTTAGAGCAGTAGATGATACTTCATATAATGAAATGCTTGAGCAAAAAAGAGGGCAGATTGAAGAAAACTTATTAGCTGATGCAGAAAATAAGATCTTAATGAAAATGTTAGATGCTGGTTTAGATCCTAACTCAGATGAAGCAAAAGAAAAACTTTCTCCAGAGAACTTAAAAACATTACCAGAAATAGAAGATTACTTTTCTAAAGATTATAGAAGTATGGTTGAGGAATGGGCTACCCATCAATTAGCAGTAGATGAGGAAAGGTTCAGAATGAATGAGCTAGAAGAAAGAGGTTTTAGAGATATGTTAGTTGCAGATAGAGAATTCTGGCATTTCAAAATGATGGAAGATGACTATGATGTAGAATTATGGAATCCAGTATTAACATTTTATCATAAGTCTCCTGACTCAAGATATATATCTGATTCTAATTTTGCTGGTAAATGTGATATGATGTCTCCTGCAGATGTTATTGATAAATATGGATACCTGATGACTCAAGATCAAATGGTTTCTTTACAAAACATATATCCAGCAATTTCAGCAAGGTATGCACAGACAGGTGTACAGAATGATGGTTCTTTTTATGATGCAAGTAAATCACATAAGTGGAATACAGGTGCTCCATCTTTACAATATAGACAACACATGAGTACAACAGGGGGTGACTCTTCTGGTGATGCTGATATAGTAAATTGGATACTTAGTGAAGGAGATGATGTAGGAAGCTGGGGTAATGCAGATATGATGAGAGTAACAACAACATACTGGAAGACACAAAGAAAGGTAGGACATTTGACAAGGATAACAGAACAAGGTGATGTTATGCAAGAAATCATTGACGAGACATACAAAGTTACTGAGAAACCTATTTACAATACTAATTTATTTAGAGAAAAAACAAAAGATAATTTGGTACAAGGAGAACATATAGAATGGATATGGATTAATGAAGTATGGGGTGGTGTAAAAATTGGTCCTAACTTACCTACATATTGGCAACAAAACAATGATGGAGGTTTTAATCCAATATACTTAGGTATTAATAGAAGTAAGCCAGGAAGAATACCATTCCAATTCAAAGGAGATAATTCTCTATATGGTTGCAAGTTACCTGTAGAAGGAAGAGTATTCTCTGATAGAAATACAAGATCTACATCTCTAGTTGACTTAATGAAACCATATCAAGTAGGATATAACATGGTTAATAACCAGATAGCAGACATTCTAGTAGATGAGTTAGGTACTATTATCATGTTTGATCAAAATGCTTTACCACGTCACTCTATGGGTGAAGACTGGGGTAAGAATAATCTTGCTAAAGCATATGTAGCAATGAAAGACTTTGGTATGATGCCATTAGATACTTCTATTACTAATACTGAGAATGCAACTAACTTCAATCATTACCAGACTTTAAATCTTGAGCAATCAAGCAGGTTAATGTCTAGAATACAATTAGCTAATCATTTTAAACAACAAGCTTTTGATGCTATTGGAGTAAACCCACAAAGATTAGGAACTCCTATTGCACAAGAAACTGCAACAGGTGTTATTAATGCTATGACTCAATCATATGCTCAAACTGAAATATATTTTGTACAGCATTCAGATCAACTTATGCCACGTGTACATCAGATGAGAACAGATCTTGCACAATTCTATAATAGTACAAATCCAAGTGTAAGATTAACATATATTACTAGTGAGGCAGAAAAAGTAAACTTTACTATAAATGGTACAGACTTATTGATGAGAGATTTTAATATATTTTGCACAACTAAAACAAATCATAGAGGTACTCTTGATCAATTAAAACAAATGGCACTTACTAATAATACAACAGGTGCAAGTATTTATGACCTTGGTAATATTATTAAAGCAGATTCAATTGCTGAAGTTTCTGATATACTTAAAGATGCAGAGACTAAAACAGAACAACAACAGCAGCAAGAACAACAAAGTCAACAACAAATGCAAGAACAGCAGTTACAAGCTGCAGCTACTGAGAAACAAGCTGAACGTGACTTTAAATTACAAGAGTCTGAAGCAGAAAGAAGAAAAGATCTTATGGTTGCAGAAATTAGAGCTGCTGGATATGGTGGTGGATCTGATGTTAATCAAAATCAAGAGAGTGATTTCCAAGATGCAATGCGTGATATGCAGCAAAGAGATCAATATAGAGATCAAATGGATTTCAAAAGAGAAGATGCTACTAACAAGAATGCAATGACACGTGATAAATTAGCAGTTGAAAGAGAGAGAATTGCTGTACAACGTGATGTAGCAAGCACAAATCTTGAAATTGCACGTGAAAACAAGAATGTATATGACGTAAGTTCTAAGAAAAAGGCAGAGGAAAAGGATAAGAAAAAGAAGAAGAAATAAGACTTAGCTATATACTCCTAAAAAAAACATTTTTATATAAAATTTCTAAGGTTTATCCTTTAAAATGTTGTATATTATTAATGTATTATTTATAAACCAACAAATAAAATTATGGCAGAAATAGAAAAAACTGTAGAAACTAAAGTCCACGATGTGGATATTAATCTGGATGACATCTTCACAGGTGCACCAGGAGCAGCTAGTATAACACTACCTGAAGAGACTGATGTAGATAAAAAACCTAATGTGTTTTCTAGATCAGCAAAAGTAGATATGTCCTTTCTTAATGAGGAAGACATGGGTGTTAAAGAAGAAACTCTTATAACTGAAGTAACTGATGACACAACAGATCTTAATGTTGAAGATGAGAAACCAGTTCTAGAGAATGCAGAAGAAGGTGTAGAAGTAAAAGAAGAAGTTACAGAAGACACAATCAATGAACTTCTAGCTCCAGATTCTGATGAAGATGAAGTACAACCAAAGAAAAGAGGTAGAAAACCAATTACTGGAATGGCAGATGTTTTCTCAAAGCTTATTGCTGATGATAAAATTGTAGGATTTGATGATGATAAAGACTTATCTGAATATAGTGCTAAAGATTTTGAAGAACTTATTCAAGCAAATTTAGACCAGAAAGCTAATGATGTAAGAAGAGAAACTCCAGCTCAGTTTTTTCAAAGTCTACCAGAAGAATTACAGATAGCTGCAAAGTATGTTGCTGATGGTGGTGATGATATGAAAGGATTATTTAGAGCATTGTCACATGTTGAAGAATCATACCAACGTAATATTAAAAATGAATCTGATCAAGTACACATTATAAGAGAATATCTTGGAGCAACAGGATATGGTAATGATGCAGAGATTGATGAGGAAATAGAAATATGGAAAGACTTAGGTAAGCTTGAACAACAAGCAGGAAAGTTTAAGCCAAAATTAGATAAGATGCAGGAGAAAGTTGTAGCAGGAAAACTTCAAGAGCAAGAGATGAAGAAAAAACAACAAGAACAAGCATCACAAAATTACATGCAAAATGTATACAACACACTTAAGACTGGTAAAGTAGGAGATATTAAAGTAGATAAGAAAACACAATCACTTATATATAACGGATTAGTTAATCCTTCTTATCCTTCAATAAGTGGACAGAATACAAATCTTTTAGGTCACTTATTAGAAAAGTATCAGTTTGTAGAACCAAATTATGATTTAGTATCAGAAGCATTATGGTTATTAGCTGATCCTACAAGCTATAAAAATCAAATAATGAAGAAAGGTGAAACTAAAGCTGTAGAACAAACTGTTAGAAAGCTTAAGACTACTCAATCTGATAAGAGTGCATCTACTTCAGCAGAAAGAAAATCAACAACTCCATCAAAAAGAAAAATACAAAGAGGTGGTGAAAACATATTTAAAAGATTTTAATAACATAAACAAACAAATAAAAAAATGGCAAATAATGTAAATGCAGGCTTAACAAGCCTTAATAACTCAGAAAGATTTCTTGGGTTTCCAATAGAAGGTAGAACCGACTTAATATATGTTGCAGCTACTGATATTGTTATGATAGATCAAGATGCATCATCAAATACTTTAACAAATATCTATTATAAATCAGGAGTAGATACAAGTACTATACAAATAACACATTCAGCTGATGTTTCTAAATCAGTACCAGGTACCATTTGGAAAGCACTATGGGATCTTAATCAACGTCAATATGATGTAACTGTTGAGGTGTTATTACCACGGGTAGTATCAGCAATTACTACAGGGTGTAGTATATGTGCTGAAAAAATTGTATCAACAGTTGTTACAGATAATGGACCTATCCCTACATCTGGTTTAGTACTTTTACAAATAAATGGTACACAAACCTTTACTTTACCTTCTGCGACATCTACTGGTACTACAGTATCTGTGATTGTGGATGCAGGTATAAACACACCAGCTGGAACACTAACCCCTTATAAAGTTATGGGAGCAGCTAGTAATATACTCTTTAATGCAGTAGGTCAAAGAGTAGATCTTCAATATACGGGTGATAATGGATGGTCATTAGCAGGAAGATCATCAGGAGCAGCAGCAACAACAGCAGTAGTAGCAGGATTACCACTGATTGTATAATAAAATAAAAAAACAACAACAACAATAATAATTAATAACTAAAAAAAAGAATTAAATTATGGCAACTCCAGTATTAAACAATGGCTTGTTCCTTAGGGATACAAGTTACAATGCGAGTTCACACGTGGACTCATATCACTTAGCAGGAATGCTTGGTAACGCAGAACCAATGGACATGGGTCCAGTGGATTTGTGGGCAATGACGCAAAAGGTAGAAATGCCTTTATACCAAATGGCTTCCTTCGGTGGTAAGAACACTATTATGGTGGACAACGCAAGAGGTGAATATAAATGGCAAACACCTGTAGCAATTGACTTACCATTTGTAACTGATGATCTTACAACAGGTGATGTTGTAGGTAAAGACGGGCAAAAATTTAGAATTAAACTTTCTAAACGTAGCTTTGGACATGGGGACATTATTACTTATGATAAGTATAATGGACTTGAATTATACATTACTGCTGATGATATATTACCAGCAGGTAATGGATTTATCTATACTGTACAACTTGTAAACAATGCAAGTAATACAGGATTAGATACAACTAAATATCTTGTAGCAGGAACTAAGTTCTTTAGAAAAGGTTCTGCTAGAGGTGAATATGGAGAAAGATTCTCTGATATTACTACTGAAGCAGGATTCAGAGAATTCTACAACTTTGTAGGAGGAGCTGAAGCACACGTTCACTATTCTATTTCTTCTAGAGCAGATTTAATGCTTAAAGGTGGAATGAATGCTGATGGTACTGTACCAGTTACTGAGATCTGGAGAAACTTTGATAAGAATCTTGATCCTTCAGTTTCTACATTAGAAGGAATGGTATCTGCAATGGGTAAAGATTATGTAAAGAGAGCATTTGATAATGGTTCACTTTCTAGAACATTCTTAACATCTATGGAAGCTGCTCACCTTACTAAGGTAGCAAATGACATTGAGACTTACTTAATGTGGGGTCATGGTGGTAGAGTTAAACAAGACGGTCCAGATGATATTAGATTATCAGTTGGTCTTTGGAAACAATTAGACAACTCATTTAAAAGAGTTTATAATAAAGCTTCTTTTGATCTTGACATGTTTAAGAATGAACTTTACAATTTCTATCAAGGAAAAGTTGAATTAGAAGGACCAAATCCAGGACGTACTTTAGTAGTACAAACAGGAATTGGAGGAATGAAACTTATCAATGAAGCTATTAGAGTTGAAGCTGCAGGATTAGCAGGTACTGGTGCTTTAGGTAGTGGTGCAGTTATTAATGCAGACAATTTAGGAATTGTTAAAGGTGATGCAATGGACTTAGGTTTTGGGTATGCATTTACATCTTACATTATTCCTTTCTTAGCTAATGTACAATTTGTTTTAAACCCAGCGTTTGACAACTTACATACTAATGACATTGAGAATCCATTAATTGATGGAAGACCTTTATCTTCTTATAGTTTCATCATCTTTGATGTAACTGATAATGTTCAAGATAATATCTTCTTGTTAAAATTATCTTGGGATAACCAATTAAAATGGTTCTACCAAAATGGTACTATGGATTATATGGGACGTAGTCAAGGATTTGCATCATCAGGTAACTTCAATGGATACCGTGTAATGATGACACAGACTATGCCAGCTATTTGGGTTAAGGACCCTACTAAAGTTCTTAAGATTGTAATGAAGAATCCTGTAACAGGAGGATCATTCTAGTCTTAATTAACAATATGAATGAAGGAGGAGCCTTGTGCTCCTCCCTATTTCTTTCTTAAAACCAACAATATTAATAAAACCAAACAAAAATTATGAGTACAATATCAAAAGATTTCACAATTAGTGAAAAATACCAAACAGGTAAAGAGCAAAAGATTGCAATACGTCCTTACTTTGATGATGGTAAAGAAAACATGGGTCTTGAAAAATATGGAATGACACTACATGATGGTGTATATCATATGGAAGATCTAGCTTGTCTTGAATTAAATGGTATCAAAAGGTATGTAACAGGATTAAATGAATTTGCTCCTGCAGTTAAAATGTTACCAGATGCTGAAAGAAAAGCAAAAATAAAAGAAATTAGAACTGTTGTTATCCAACTAGAAAAAGATCTAGCATCTAATGTAATTGAAATAGATGATCCAGAATTTTGGAACAAAGTTCAAATCTTAAAACCAGATAATCATATATTCTGGAGTAAGATACACTTAAAGGTAGGGAATGATCCTTACTTTTTAGACCCAAAGAAAGATCCATATGATCTTATAAAAATGTATGCAATTAAAGCAGGTGGATTTTCTATTGTAGCTAAAGACTATGAGACAGTTCAGTCTATTCCAAATTGTAGATTTTATTTAGATCAAGTTAAGAAGACTACAACAGCTAAGACTAAACCTTCTAAAATAAGAAATAAAGCATTAGCAACTCTTCAAAGATTATTTGATGAGGATACTGAGAAATTATTTTATGTAGCAAAAATGATTGATTATAATAGTGCACAATATACAAGAGCAACTCCTGTTGATATTTTATATGAAGCAATGGATGCACATATAAATGGAGATGGTGCAGAATCATCTAAGACAAAAGCTGCTTTAGAATTTACAGCTATTGCTAATGATAGTATGGAAAACCTAACTCTAAGAACATTGTTAAAAGATGGAACATACTACCAGTTTATGACAAATGATGGTGCAGGATACATTATAGAATCTGAAACTAAAATTAAATTAGGTAAAACCAATGAAGAAGTTTTAGAATTTTTTAAGAATCCTTTAAATGAAGAAGTTTTAGATAGATTATTTTCACAAACTGAAAGATACTGGAATTCATAAATTATGTTAAATCAAACTATTCAAATAAAATTTAGACAAAGACTTAACAAGATTGCTAGTGATGACTATGATAATATAGAATGCTGGCAAGTTGTTGAGGCTTTTAATAAAGCACAACTTGAATGGTGTAGAAGAAATCTACATGGTAACAACATGTTTAAAGAAGGTGATGAAAATTCTAAAAGACGTATTGATGACTTACAAGTTCTTTTAACTACACTACCAATTACTACTACAGATATGGGTAATCATGAAGTGTCTACTAATTTTCCAGATAATGAAACTTATCTTGAATATAAAAGAGTTAGTGTTGAAGCTACATCTGAATGCTGCACTGATCCTAGATCTATGACATGCTATCTGATAGAAGAGGCTAATATTGATCTTGTATTGAGAGACCCCTTAAAGAATCCTAATTTTGAATGGGGTGAAACTGTATGTACTATGGCTAATAATACTCTAAAAATATATAAGGATGATTTTAATATTGTTAATCCATCCCTAATGTATTATAGACAACCTGTTAGAATAGAAATTGTAGACTGTGTTGATCCATATACAGGAAATACTTCAACAGCAGATATTGAATGTGAATTTAAAGATGATCTAGTAGAAGTATTTATTGATGAAGCTGTAGCTATCATTGCTGGAGATATTGCAGATGCAAATAACTATAGTAGGGAAATGCAAGCTGCAGAAAGAAACAACTAAAAATTATAATATACTAGATATATTTAGTATATTATACATGTACTGTCTAAACAAACTAAGTCCTTGACAGTATATATTATAAGGGCATTATTTATTAACAAAAAAAAGACCTGGTAACAGGCATTAAAAAAATGGCTTATTTTAACAACGCTTTTCAACAAACATTTGTCCCAACTTCCTTTTTGGTAGCTGGTGGTGAAGACTCCTCTGTATACACTCCTATGGAGGCAGGGTTTATTGGTTCACAATCTTATGATACTGCAAGCACAGCAACATTAGCAGCAGGTAAAACACCTGTTATGTTATGTATGGGATCTCCTTTAGGTAGTCCAACTGGTGTAGCTGGTGCTGCAAATGATATCCTAGGTGGAAATAGATTTCATGGTGGATATGCAGAATCATGGAAATCAAAAGTAATCAATCCAAGATATGTAAGATTTATTGGTAAACAACCAGTAGTAGCTGCTGCAACATCAAGTGTTGTATTAGATGCTAAAGGAACATGCTTTGACTGTATTGGTGAACAATCAGTTAGAATTGATTTAAAAGGTGCTCCAGTACTTAGAGCATTAAATAGAAATGGATATAAGATCTTAGGTGGTGACGGATACTGTTGCCCAGCTGGACAAACTTATAAAGACCCTGCTAAAGTATTTGCTGATATGGCTGTACAATTATTAAGAGACCCTATTCTTAGTCAATTAGTAGATGTTAAAGTTGAACATGATAATAATGCTGGTTCTTTTACAACTATTACTGATTCTGCAACTGCAGCAGGTAACACAAGATATGAAAAACAACAAGCTGCAATTGCATTACTTTTAGCATATTCAGGTGCAGCTGCGGTTGTTGCTGGTCACTTAGGTAAATTTACTATTACTGATACTAGTTCTGAAACTGTATTTGGTAACTGTTCTTTTGATACTAGAGATTACTATCAAGAAGAGCCTTTACAATTATATGCATCTCAGTTGGATAATGATGGAGATCCATGTACTGCTACTTGTATAGATATTTCAAGAAATAAAGGTAAAGAATCTGAAACTAAAGGTGAATTAATTCAAAGAGATGTAATGATGTTCCAAAGATACATGCAACATCCTACTAATCAAGGAAACTTAGATTCAACTAGAATGAGAGAAGTTGAAAGAGTTGGTCCAGCTAATGACTTATTAGGTATTGTTCGTTCAGCAAATTACACTGTATACTACTTATTACATACTGTACCTCGTTTTAACAACCCATCTGGTACATTTGATAATGATCAATATATGGTTAAACTTGCTACTAATGGAATAATTGCTAATTTAGAAACTGCATTAAATGCAATGGCTGTAGGTTGCTTTGGAGTTGGTTCTACTATGACAGATATGAGTGCAAACTTTTTACCTACTGAAGGCTTTCCAGTTGGAAATTCTCAAGGGGTATAAATCTTGTAACTTAGTAGAGATACTATTATATTTAAGAAGAGTGAGATTTAAACGTCTCACTCTTTTTTATATAAACTTTTTTTTGTATATTATTAGTGAAGAGCAGTACTATATTAAACAAAAATAGAATGGCAAACAAACATATACTTAGTCTTGAAGTACCTACAGTAGCAAATTGTGAAATTTTTAGGGTAATTGACACCAGTCAATATACAGATAGTTTGTATGTAGATTGTGGTGAATTACTTATAACACCTCCTGGTTTTAATCAAGGTAAAATAATAAAAGTACAACCAGGTTTTAGTTTATCTATAAACTCATGTTCACTAGGAGTTCAAACTTCTGGATGTTCAGGTACCTCACAATCAGGTCTACTTACAACAAGTACTGATGCATGTGGTAATACTATAAGTACTACAGCAGCAAATGCATTATCAGGATCTAGCTCAAGAGCATCAATATCAGATGGAATATATATTATAAGATATGCTGTTGCACCTACAGATAGAGCATATGTAGAATATAATCATTTAAGAATAACAGGTATAATGAGTACTTACTATAAGAAGTTATGTGAGATAGATGTTACTCCATGTGAACCTAGCACAAAACAGCAGAACAGATATAGAGAGATGAATCTTATTAAACTCATGATAGATGCTGCAAAAGCAAAAGTTGAATACTGTCAAAGTCCTAATGAGGGAATGGCTTTATATGATTTTGCAAAAAAGAAATTATTAAAGATCACTTGTTCAAGTGAGTGTTGTTAATATAAAAACTAAATAGTATGAATTGTTCACACTGTAATCAAGCAATAGGATGTGGTTGTAACAAAGTTTCAGCAGGAGATGGTGCTGCTGTACATAAAGGATGTTTAAGTATATATAATAAAGGTTTAACGCAAAATGTTTCTATAACTGTACAAAATACAGCAGTTAATTTAGGACAAATAGTTATCCCACCAACTACAGCAAGATAAAAAAATGGCTTTAACATATTGTAACGCAAATAATGGAGCAGGATCTACATGCATGATTGCATTTGATGAAAGATGTAATTCACAGGGTGGAGAGGTTAACTTATACTTTGGAAATAAGATTCACCATGTATACATATCTCAGAATAGTACAGTAACTGATACTACTCTATATGTACCTACAGTTTCAATGCCTGCTTCTTTAACTTATTCTTATGATATGATTCAAACAGGTGTGAATCCATCAACATGGCAAACACAAGAATATATATATGTTTGTGGTGGTTTTCAAACACCTGCTATATATGATTTTACATCTGGTGCAGATCAACCAGATTGGGCTCAAGGATGTTTTTCAGGACCTTGTTCACTTGCAGCAAATTGTGTTACTATTCAAACAATAGATTTTGATGGAAATCCTGTATCAGGTTTTCCAATTGAAACAGATTTAGCTGTTGGGGCAACTGTTACTGACATGCAAGGATATGCCTATTTTACTGGTGTTCAAAGTGTAACACCATATGATATATTTGGTGATACGATTTCATTTCCTGGAACATGTATAGAATATCTTGTAACACAACTTGTAGGTATTTGTGAATTTACACCAACTATTAATTGTATATGTGGTTGTGATGATCCTGCTGCAGATAACTATGATGCTACTGCTAATTATTATAATTTTGAAGATTGTCCTTGTACATATCCTACGCTAGGATGTATGGATACTGCAGCTTGCAACTATGATGCTTCAGCTACATCAGATGATAATAGTTGTGTTTATCCAGGTTGTACTGACCCAGATGCATTAAATTATGATTCATCAGCAGGTTGTGATGATGGTTCATGTGTATCACAACCATCATGTGATACAGCATATGGAGAAAATAATCCAACTGATAACCTAACAGATGTTGACGTTAAAAGAATAGAAACAGAAGCAAGATTTGCTGATAATGTTTATAAACATTTCCAAGCTAGAAGATATGGTATGACTAGTCCATGTGAAACTAGTCTAGATGGTATAGCATCTGAAAAATATTTATGTTTTTGGGAAGATAAAAAAGAAAAAGAATATACAGGTTTCAACATTACAAGAGAAGTATTTAAACCTCTTATACCTGGGACACCTCCAGCTGCAGGAACATACCCTGCTTGGGTTGATCCATTATGTGGATTAATATCAAAAGGTCAACTTACTGTTTACTTTTATTATGATGGTACATCTATGGGTGTACAAGCAGTTAAAGATGCTCATGCTACAACAGAACTATGGATGCAAAGTCTTATTGGTTTAGGTTTTACAGGTTCTCACTATCATACAATTGTTAATGGAGAGAGATGGTTAGATTGGGGTACATCAGCTATAACTGGTATATTTAATAATGCAGGAACTAATACTAGTACTACACTTCCTTGCTCTAATCCTAATGATCCATCATGTGGTCCAGGAAGACCTTGTGGTGGTTGTGGTGTATCTGCAGACCCTAATGATGGTATAACTGGTGCATGTCAATGTTCTGGATGGGCTGGAGGAAAAATGTCTAGAACTCTTAAGGTGCAAGATAATTTCCAAAATGGTGATTGTCCAACACACTTCTATGATGCTTATACTAAAAATTCAGTATGTAATACGTGGGTGGGGACAGATGGTTGGGCACCAAAAGGTCCTATAGTTACATGGCAAGGAATGGCACCTCCTGCAGCAACTGAACAAGTATTAGTAGTATGTTTTGCTGATGAAACTGAAATACCAGGTGATAAAATTAATAATGATGTTAATTTTGCATGTTATCATGGTAGAGGATCTACTACTGGAGTTGCATCTGACTGGAATCTTGCAACTATAAGTGGTGTTATTAGTCCAGCATGGAAAGCTGATTATAATAAATACATTGAGATATATAATGAATTTGAAGGAAGATCTTGTAATCATTCATTAAATTGTTATATATATCCAAGTTTACCAGTTAATGTTAGTGCACCACATAGACCTTTTCCACTACATGCTATTGGTGCTGTAACAAGTGGTAATAGACCAGTACAAGATGGTACATATCTTACAAATACAGCTCCCGTAAATACAATGTCAAATACATCAATTGCTGCAATTGAATTACCTGGTTCAAATTTATATTGGAACGAACCTAATACTGTTACAGTTCATTCATTTGGATATGGAGGTTTAGATAATTATGGATGGGGTGGTACGTTTACATCTGCAGCATTTACACAAGAAGGGTTTACATCTGATTTAAATAACTTCTTTACATTATCATTATATGAATGTAATGATAATGAATGCTTGATATTTGATGTGGTTAATCAGAATGGGGTCCTTATAGAAGATTATGAAATAATACTAGATGGTAAAGATGTTGGTAAGACAAATTCATTTGGAAGATATACTCATATTATAACTAAAGCATCAATTAACACAGAGCATACTGCACAATTATGTGAATGTTTTACTACATCAGGTAGCTGTGCACAACAAAGACTTTTAATAACAGCATCAGAAAAATGCCCAACTGCAGCGTGTACTGTACCTTCTAAACAATGTACATGTAATGCACCAGGCAACTTACAAGTAGTTACTAGTTATAATTCTACACTGTTAAATTGGTCTCCATCAATTTCAACAGAAACCACAATAACTTATGATATAAGATATAGAGCTGTTAATGTTACAACACCAAATACATGGATAGAAATTACAAGTGTAGCAAGTACATCATATACTATAACTGGACTTTTAACCTTTACTGAATATGAATTTCAAGTAAGAAGTAAATGTGGTACAATAATTTCAGACTGGAATGCAACACAAACATTTACTACAATTACTGCATGTCCTATAATAGATTGTTTATTATCTTCATGTGCTACTGCAACTTCATATACTTTAGGTTATAACTATACTTCAATAGGTGAATTAGATATAACTGGAGCAACTGGAACAAATGGTGTATGGGGTGTCATATGGGGTACTAATGCAGATTTAGAAATTGGTAATATTGTAAATGGAGGAAGTACATCAACTACAATGGTGCCAGGAACTGCTAGTACATATCCAGGAGATGGAATAGTTAATACATTAATAACAGAAACAGCAACAGGACTTACACCAAACACATACTACTGGAGAGCATATATAACTATAACTAATATGCCAAATTGTTTAGAAAGTCAGTATTCAGATGTTTGTACATATGTAACACCCAGTTCCATCACAAACCCACCTAGTCAATGTTTAATACCTGATAATAATTTTGAACAAGCTTTGATGGATATAGGTCTTAAGTCACAAGGTGCATATACTGGTAGTATAGATTTCTCAGCAGTTAATACAGTAACAACTTTAAATGTTTCTATTAAAGGTATTACAGACCTTACAGGTATAGAATGCTTTACTGCTTTGCAAAGTTTAGACTGTAGTGTAAACTCACTTACAAGTTTAAACTTAGTTGCTAATACAGCTCTAACATTTGTAAATTGTGGTGCTAATCAACTTACATCATTAAATGTTACTGCTAATACAGCATTACTTGATTTACGTATATATGCTAATTCATTACCGTCTTTAGATATAACTAATAATACTGCTTTAACTACTTTGTATGGAGCTAATAATCTACTCACAAGTATTGACGTAAGTAATAATACTGCTTTGATTTCCTTAAGTATTCATGCTAATCAACTTACGGCACTTGATGTTAGTGCAAACACAGCTTTAACTATTTTATCTTGTGGTAGTAATCAAATAGTATCGCTTGATTGTACTACACTTGTTAATTTAGTAGAACTAGCGTGTGAAAATAATCCACCAATGAATTTCCTTGATGTAACTAATGGTAATAATTCTAATATGCCAATGGGTGATTTCATTGCTAATAATACACCAAGTCTTATGTGTATTAGCGTTGACAATGTTGCTTATTCTAATACTAACTGGCCAGCACCACTTTATACTGATGTTGGAGATACATATAACAACCCTTGTGTTGTAGTATCTCTTTGTACAATCCCTGATTCTAATTTTAGAAATGCACTAGATATAAATCAGCCTCAACTTGCTGGACAATGGGTAAATACTAATCAAATTGATCAAGCTCTTTTAACACCTATTACAGTTATAAGTGTTCTTTCATCAGGTATTAATGACTTCACTGGTATAGAATGTTTCACAGGCTGTACAAGTTTAAATGTTGCAGCCAACAGTGCTCCAACTATTAACCTAACATCTTTAGTATTGTTAAAGTCTCTACGAATGTCTTCACTAAATCAGACAAATAGTTTAACAGGTAATACAATTGATTTAAGCAATAATGTTCTTTTAACATTTTTAGAATGTGAAAATAATCAACTAGCAACAATAAATCTAACTGCTAATACTGCTTTAGAAGACATAAGTGTTGGTCAAAATAATCTTACTTCTTTAGATGTAACAACTTGTGTTTCATTAACTAGACTTAAAGTTTGGTATAATCAACTTACAAGTATCAACTTAGGATTTAATGTTGTTCTAGATGAATTAAATGTTCAAAGTAATAACCTAACGACTTTATCTCTGACTAATAATGTTCTTCTAACTACACTTAAAGCTTTTTATAACAATTTAACAACTTTAGATTTAACCACTAATACTATTCTAGAAGATGCATCTATTAGTTATAATAATATTGCAGGATCATTAGATCTATCTAATAATGTTCTTTTAGAATGGCTTATAGCTGCTCACAATAATCTTACTAGTGTTACCTTACCTTCTACTGCTACTTTAATTCTGGTAGATTTAGAAAACAATGATATTTCTCAAATTGATACAAGTAATAATGCTGGATTAGAAACCTTAAAACTTACGGGTAATCAATTAGAATGTTTAGATGTAAGCAGTAATGTTGTGTTAACTCAAATTTACTGTCAGTTCCAACGTCTAGGTATGACACCAACTCTTGATATTCTTAACTTAGCTAATGGTAATAACACAAACATGACTGATGCCAATGTTAGAATTGGAGGATTTGGATCAAGTAACCCTAATATTAATGGTTGTGTTACTGTAGATGCTGTAGCTTACGCAACAACTAACTGGACAACATGGGTTGATTTTGGACAAATATTCAATCTTGGATGTGCACCTTTAGATTGTGGTACTTCTGCACCCATGACATATATACCTGATAATGCATTTGAAAGTTATTTAACTGCTACTTATTCTATAGCATTCCCTATAGCGGACCATTGTTTAACAAGTGATATTAGTGGTATAACTGCTTTAAGTATGAATAATTTAGGTATAACTGACTTAACAGGATTGCAAGATTTTACTGCCGTAACATCAATAGCAATTAATGATAATACACTTACAAATACATTTCTTAATTTAACTGGAAATATTGCTTTAACTCATCTGTATTGTGATAACGCTAATATAGTAAGTATTAACGTAACTCAATGTTCTGCTTTGTTATACTTAGGGCTTGGTGGGAATCAAATTACAACTATTGATCTAACTAACAATCTTGCTTTAACAGGTTTAAACTTTATTAATAATCAGTTTACAACACTTGATGTAAGTGTTAATACTGCTCTAACATCTATAAATGTTAGTAATAATCTACTAACAAGTATTGATGTAAGTACTAATACTCTTTTACAATATTTGACTTGTTCTTTTAATCAACTCACAAGCCTTGATGTTAGTAATAATACCACTTTATATGTAATTAAATGTCAAAATAATAGCCTCACCAGTCTTGATGCAAGTAATAGTACTACTTTAACTTGGTTGCAGTGTGAGAATAATCAACTCACAACCCTTAATGTAAAAAATGGAAATAATAGTAATATGAGTACTTCTAATTTTATTACAACAAATAATCCTAACCTAATTTGCATAGATGTAGATAATGTATCTTACTCAACAACTAATTGGACAAACATTGATGCCACTAGTTCATTTAGTTTAAGTTGTATATCATTAATGACATATATCCCTGATAGTAATTTCCAAGCAGGATTAACAGCATTATATGGAATTGCATTCCCTATAGCGGACCATTGTTTAAAAAGTGATATTAGTAGTATGACTGCTTTAGATGTGTCAAATATGTTGATAGCTGATTTAACAGGAATAGCAGATTTTACTGCTTTAACTAATTTGGGTTGTTATGATAATCAACTCACAAGCCTTGATGTAAGTCAAAATACTAATTTATTAACTTTATTCTGTTATGATAATCAAATCACTTCTCTTGATGTAAGTAATAATACTGCTTTAACACATTTGTATTGTTATGACAATCAACTCATAAGTCTTAATGTAAGTTCTAATACTGCTTTACAATTTTTGAGGTGTCGTAATAATTCAATCACAACACTTGATGTAAGTACTAATACTGCTTTAATTTATTTAGATTGTTTGAATAATCAACTTACATCACTTAATATAAAAAATACTAATAATGCAAATATGTTGGTTAATAGTTTTTTAGCAACTAGTAATTTACTAACTACTATTCTTTGTGATAATCCAGGAACTGCAACTACTACATTTACAGTTGCAGCAGGATGTATTGACGCAGGTGTAACATTTATATAACATGAATAAAAAAATAAACGAAATAAATAACTTGGCTGTATCATTAAAAATCTGTATATTATAATGTATAGTGGTAATAACAAATATAAACTATGATTCCTTTTAACTCTAATAAAACTGGTGGATGTGTCAATACATCATCAGATTGTGTAATTTGGCAAGGGCCTAACCTTCCGTGTATTGACTTATGTCAAGGTGATTCAATAAGTAATGTAATTGCAAAACTATGTGAAGAACTATTATCATTAAGCAGAAGTTCAGGAGGGGGTGGTGCAACATTACAATTAGCAAGAGTAAATCAAGCTGGTCTTCAAAATAAAGAAGGTCAACAAGCAAGTATTGCAAACAGTGAAACAGAACTACAGAATCTTATAATAGAGAATGTTGTTCAAGCACGTCTTGCAAATCAATCTGATTTTGATCAGGAAGATGTAAGAAATACACCAATCTCATTACCAGAAGTATTACAGTATCAAGATCCTAATACATCAACTATAGTTAGAGCATTACCTTTACAACAATATGCTATACTATTAGGAACAAGAATTAGTCAAACAACCTCAGAGATACTAACCTTACAAGGTCAAGTAGCAAATCATGAAGGGAGGATTGTTTCATTAGAATCTACTGAAAAAAGAAATAAACAAAATCCTACAGAAAAACAAATAGTTCCAGTATGTGTTGGGACACCAGGAAGACTAACAAATGTTAGTACAGCTTTAACTAGTTTAGAACAAGCATTCTGTGGATTACAACAAGGGACTGGTCCTAAATCAGATTTAGCTGCATCAATTGGTTATCAAGATGCTTCATTAAATAGTCAAACAAGACTAAATGGATCAGGGACTATGTCAGCTATTACAGGATGGGTTAATAGTCCACAAAACTTAGCTCAATCATTTTCAAATGCTTGGTTGACTATTAATGATATGAGGAATGCAGTTGTAAGTTTAATTGATGATGTTATACCAACTGCGTGTAAAGACATTACATATAATTTCTTTGGTAATGTATTGGGTACAGCAGGTGCTTCAACTGGTATAAATATGAATTTCACACAGTCATCTATTCCAAAAAGTTTTTATGACTGTGATAGATCACAAGGATCTAAGATTACAATAACAGATTCTAGTGGAAGCTCACAAACATTTCATAAACAAATACACCAACTACAAAATACACAAGCTGGAGTTACGCTTCATACAACTTCATTAGATGCAGCAAGTCCTACATTTTCAGTAGAAACTCAGTTCTGCTTTACGAATGGGCAAGGTTCTGAATGTGCTAATACAATAACAAAATTATTAACTTCAATAGATATATGCCCAATTTTGACATTAGGAACTCCTGGATTAACTTCTGTATCATGGACAGTTAATGCACAATACTTACCTGCAACTTATTCAGCTCAAATACAATTATTAAATAGTAAAGGTTCAGTAATTGCTAGTCAGGTTAATAATTCTCCTGGAGCTGGTTGGACAGGAAGTTTTACAGGTTTAAATGAAGGTGCAGCATATATACTTCAAATATCTTATGGTTTAACTCAAGGGGGTTCTTTTGAGCATGTCTGCCCACAACAATCATTCAACACAACAGGAACAACATGTACAGATCTTTCAGTATTAGCAGCATCATATAAATCTGTTATTACTGATTTAAACTACAATGTAGCTGGATCATTTACACCAATTGCTTGTGATGATTTAAGAAACCCAGGAGTAAATATGGGGGATATTATACTTGCAGGATTTACAAGTGCAGATGGAAGTGTACCTGGTGTATTAAAAAATAATACTATATGGTCAGAAAATTTAACACCATGTAGATCAGGAAAAATAAGTGCAAATGGAGTTTCAATTGATTTTAATAATCCTACTAAATCTCTAATAACAAATTCTGTTACTAAAGCAAGAGTAGATACAACTACAAATACCTTAGGGGATGGATGGAGATATACTGATGCTATTACATCTAGTTCTGGTGTAGCTAAATATGTTTATGCAGAAACAAATACAAATGCAGCAGCAACAATTGTACCTCAAGTATATTTCTCATGTGTAGGTGATGAGGTTAATATAAGTCAAGCAGAATGGACTACTTGGGTACCACAATCAACAGTACAATATGGATTTAGAGCTAATTATAATTACCAAATTGCACATGGAAATACAGTTGGATCTAGTTCATTAACATATAATGTGGGCCCTGGAAGATTTGGTACAACAACGTTTACACCAAATGTAATTCCTGCACAAACACAACAATTTACTTATCTACCTTTACAAGGAGGTCAGCTTAAAAATACAGATTCAAATACAACAAAATTAACTATTGGTTCTAAAAATAGTGGTGACTACGTGACTTCTATATCTAGAGGATTTAGACCTGAACATTTAGATACTGATCTTATAGTATTTATTGATACGGGTGCATATACAGAAACAGAAGGAGCAGCAATAAAAGCTTCAATGATAAATGTACACCAAAATATTGGATCTTCATGCAGTGGTTATACTGGTAAGTTATATGTCCTTCCTATAAGTAATTGTGGTTTTGCTTCTAATTTGACTCGTGGAAGTGCTAGTACATATTTATCTCATCATAAAATAATTGCTTCATTTGGAGTTGGTGTTACATTAACAACATCTGGTGCTTGGTCTACTATAACTCAAACATACTCAGCAGCAACAACACCAGTTGGATGGTGGCTTAATAAAGCTGATACAACAACTCTATCTGAACATTGTATGTTATTCTCATTTATTGATCAAGCAGATACAGTTACATGTGAAGGTACTACTTATCCATTATATTCAACAGCAACAGCAGGAGCAGCAATGCAAGCTCCTACTACTAGATATAAAGATGATTATGATGATGTAATGAATATTCTTGTAGATAACAACAGAAACACAACAGGTGATGCAGGAACATTTAAAGGACCAAGTACATGGGCAACTGCTGCAGCTATTAATACTGACTTTCCACTTTTACATAATGCACTATATAGATGTGATGGACATTATGTAATACCAAAACAAACTGGATTACATGCTGGTGTTGATGGACAAGATAAAGCTTTAATAAGACAAACAATTTTAGCTTGTAATGCTACATCAGGTTCAGCAATACCTGCTCTTACATCAATAGAATATGCAGCATATAGATTTGAGTCTGTATATTTAAATGTAGAAGGTATTACAAACTGGAAAAATAACTTAATTGTAACAGCTAATCCTTATAATTCAACTGTTACTACAACAAATGCAAACTCATTAGCTCCATTAACAGATCTTAATATAACTGTTGTTCCTTACATGGATGGTTACTTTGCAATTACAGGAAATCTAAATGATTCTTTCACAAATGAATTAAATAAGTTAACTTGTATGAGCTCAGTAACTGCAGCAAATGCTTGTCCTATTGCTGGAGTTTCAGTAACAATGGGAGGATCAAACACTTATCAAGAAGCAACTATAGCAACAAATACTTCTGCAGGAGCATGTACAAGAGGATCAGGTGCATCAATATATAATACTACTGGTATTGAATTTGATATTACTTCTAGAGCATATAGTACATCACAAGGTGCATTAGATAAGGATTATAAATTAGAATTAATTCATGATAGATGGTATGCTAGAGCAGCTGGAGGTACAGGTTTACCAGTAGCTCAGTATTCAAGAATATATCCACATTGGAAAAACCCTACAACATGTGCTTAATAAATAAAAATAAATAAAATGGGATGTAATTGTAATTCTAGTAACTGTAAGTCAACACCTTGTGCGTGTAAAGATACAGGTTTAACAACACCATGTGCATATTCACAATGTACTGGGGTTAATGTAGAAATGTGTGCAGAATGTTTATGTGCAGAATGTATAACATGGTGTCAAAATACTATTGAAGTAAAAGATGCTAGTAATAATATATTTACTATTGCTAAAGGAGAAAGATTTTCTGCAATATTACAAAGAGTAGCTCTCTTTATAAAAAACCCAAATACTGCTACTAGTTCTATACAATATTTGTATATTGTTAATAAGACTTCTACAACAGTTACATTAGGATGGGCAGGTGTTCCCGCTTCATCAGCTTCTTTAAACGTGAAGTTCAAAATATCAACAGCAGGATCATATACAGCTGCTCCAAGTGGAACAGCTATATCAACAGCATTAGCAACATTTACTGTAACAGGTTTAACTGCTAATACTGTATATAAATTCCAAGTTGATACAAATTTAGGTGGTACATTACACGGATCAGTAGAGACATATTGCACAACAAACCCATAGCGAGAGGAGTAGTGTTTTGTTGGTTTCATTGCACGCTTGCTGAGAAGGTCCTATGAAAATGGGGCCTTTTCTATTTTATATGTTTTTTTTTATATCTTTGTAGCACTAATCAAAATAATTTATATATGGATTCTATCCTTGAAAAAATCAAATCTTCTCTTAAATGGAAGAAGAACTCTGAGTATTGTGCAGAAAAGTTAAGCATCACAATAGATGACTATGATACATTAAAAGAATATGTAAAATCTAAAGAACTACTAGATGATGGTGCATCATCATATGAGTATGACTTAGAAAAAGGTCAAGCAAAAATGGAGACAGTAAGTTCTACTGAACCAAAATCTCCTGAAGAAATAATTGATATATTAAATATTGATATAACTCAGTGGAAGTTATCAAGTTATTGGAATAAACAAATGGGTGATCACTGGAGAGTTTCTGCAATGGTTACAAGACTTAAAGATAATGATGTAGATAATGTTGCTGAATTATTAAAAGGGTTTAAACCTAAAACATATAAAGAAGTTAAAAGAATTAAAACTCCAGGTAAAATTAAAACAGCTGGGGTTTTATCATTACAGGACATACATTTTGGTAAAGAAGGGAATGATACTATAGATGAATGTTTTGAAAAAACAATTAAAGATTTAATGGAAAGAGCTTCTAGCTCACACCATATAGAAAAAATGTATTATGTGATAGGAGGTGATGTAATCAACATGGATACATGGAATGGCTCTACTACTGCAGGAACGCCTCTAGACAACTGTATGACAGCCACAGAGGCATATGTACAAGCTTTTGACGCCCTTCAGTGGAGTATTAACTACATTAAACAATTTTGTGATGAATTACAAGTTATATATATACCAGGTAATCATGATAGATTATCATCATTTCATTTAGCTCATGCTTTATCTAAGTGTTTTGATAATCCAGAAATAGTATGGGATACTGTTTATCTAGAAAGAAAAGTATTTGTTTATGAAGATAACTTCTTTGCATTTGAACATGGTGATGTTAATACTAAGAACTCATTACTAGTTTACTCTATGGAGTATCCAAGACAATGGGGTAAGACATTATTTAGAACATTATATACAGGACATTATCATCACAAGAAAAAAATAGAATATATAACTGAACATGAGAATACAGGGTTCATGCTTAAAATATTACCAAGTCTTTCAAAGACAGATTATTACCATTATCATAATAAATTTATAGGTTCTAGGAGATCTGGTGTATTATCTTTACATAGTCCTACTAAGGGTGAAATATGTGAATTAACTTATTCTCCAGAATAATCTACTATTAAACTTTTATAAATGACTTATTTTTTGTAAATTATAACTATATATGTATGTTAAACAATTTTAAAAAACCTGATTTAAATAAACCCAGGTATAGAGAAAAAGTACATGGGCTATTAAACTCTAAAACTTTAAATGATTTTAAAGAGAAATATCCAATATATGCAGACATAGATAATGATAAACTTAAAAAGATAATTAAATGTTTCAATGGAAAAATATGGGAGAATGTAATAGATAATAGAAATGGTGTAGAATTACCAGATAGTTTAGGATACTTGTTCATAGGAACTTGTCCATCTCCAAAGAGTGTCAATACTGATTATTCAGTTTCTAATAAGTATGGTAAAGTAATTCAAAACAAAAACTGGGAAACCAGTGGGAACATTGCAAAGATATTCTACACAAACTATTCTACAAGATACCGTTTCAGAAACAGAGAGCTTTGGCAGTTTACAGCTATAAGACAATTTAAAAGGGCTGTTGCAAAAATATACCCTAAACAATGGAAAAATTACATTGTGATGGGTAATAAAAAAAGAGTAGCAGATATATATAAAAAGAAATAAAAAGCAATGACAACTATAGGAGATATTGTATCAAGAGTTAGGAATCAGATTAAAGGTGAAGTTCAAGATGCTTTTATGACTGATAGATTTATATACAGTATGGTTATTAAATATGCTCAACTTCTAATGAGAAGACAAGACCATGCTAATAAACTAATGAAATTTAATAGTGTTTGGCAAACTCTACCTTTTCTTGAACTTATAGATGTTGATAAGGTTGAGGCAGAGTGTAGTGGTATTCAGAGTGGAATTACAATCAAAAGAACAAAAGAAAAACTACCTACATTCTTTGAGGGATATTGGGGACCACTCATTAGGACCGTATCATCTATTGATGGCTCTATTGAATGTCAACCAACACAACCTGGTACTTTTACATCTATGAGTAAAACTACTTCCTTTAAGTATAACAAAAGAAAATATTTCTGGTTCTTGAATGATTATCTATACTTACCTAATGTGTATTGGGATGCAATAAAACTTGAAGGAGTTTTTGAAAAAGATATATCTAGTTTTACATGTGATACTAGTGATGATTGTTTACCAAGATATAAACAGCAAATTAATATTCCTGAATTTCTTTATGCAGAAATTGAACAACAAGTTCTTACAGTTATGTTACAAAGAATAAATATTCCAGCTGACGATTCAGATAACAAGAAAAACCCCCATAGATAATGAGTTTATCACATAAATATAGAACATTTGATCAACTTCTTGAAGATGTATCAGTAGACTTTTCTACATATGCATTAGAAGGAATGATAGAACCTCAACAATTAATTAAAGTTGCACAACGTGTTAACTATGATCTAGGTTTAAAGATACATCAAAGTAGAGAAACTATAATTGATGCTGAACATAATAAAGCACAACTTCCTTCTGATTTTACTACACTTAACTATGCATTTGTTTGTAGTGATTATAGAGTTGTAAACTCTCAACCATCAGGTACACACACTGATACTACACAACCAAAATGGGTTCCAGATCCTGGACAACCAAACCAATGTGAAAATCCAGCAGATTGTAAAGGTGTATGTGTAATTAAAACATGTCCTAAAGATGATGGTAGAGGAAGTACTACATATGGTGGTGGATATGTTGTATTGCAGAGATTAAATCCTGAAACATATAGAGAGTTTTCATCCTTCTTTCCATTACGTATTACAAATACAAGTAATGTAAGTTGTGAGTGTCCCAATTTAAATACACAATCTCCTAATGTAGCTGAAATACAAGATGGATATTTATTAACTACATTTACAACAGGTAAAATATATATAAGTTATCAAGGATCACTAGAAAATAATGATGGTGACTTATTAGTTCTTGATCATCCTTATTGTAATGAGTATTATGAATATGCCCTTAAAGAGAGAATATTAGAAAATATGTTATTTGCTGGAGAGAATGTTGCACAGCAATTAGGATTGATTCAGGGTAAATTAAAAGCATCAAGGAATAACGCATTGAGTTTTGTTAACACACCAGACTTTGAAGAAATGAGAAAACTATGGACTGTAAATAGAAGAGCACAAATGCACAACTATTATGATATGTTTAGAAGTGATGCCCCAAACCCTAGATCATAACTAATTGAAAAATGGCTAAAAAACAAACTCCAAACCCATCATTACCACAACAGACTTCATCAACAGAATCTAATCTGTTTATGAAAGGAATGATAAAGGACACCTTCCCTTCTATATCTGGAAAAGAAGTATGGGAACATGCTATAAATGTTATTAATAATTCAATTGATGGTGACACTGGAGTTATAGGAAATGAACCAGCAAATTTTGAATGTGCAGAAATTCCATATACTATAATAGGGTCAATACATATTTATGGTGATCATTGGGCTATTTTTTCTACAGATGACTTTTCCTCTGAGATAGGTACATTTGATGATAGTAAATGTGAATATACAAGATTAATAAATGATCAATGTTTAAACTTCAACAGGGAACATTTAATAATAGGAGCTGCTAAAGAAAACTTTGAATGCAAGTATCAAATATATTGGGATGATTCAGTAAATCCATCTAGAACTTTAACACTAGAAGATCCTCCATATTTAAGAATTGAAGTATCTGGACCAAGTTTAAATGGTGCTCCTTGTTCTATATATGAAAACATACAACCACTTACACTAGATTGTGAAAGAATAAGACTAGCCCCTTTAATTGATACACCATGTTTAGATCTTCAAAAAGCTCCAGAAGGTGGTTCATTAAGAAATGGTATGTATCAAGCTTTTATTGCTTATACTATTAATGAACAAGTATATGGAGACTTTATTGGTATTTCAAATCAACAGTCTTTATTTGAACATGATGATAGTGCAGGCTCTTTAATACTAACTTTATCACACCTAGATAAAAACTTTGATAATTATAAACTTGTAATTTTAGGTAATAATCAAGAAGAATTTAAATTTTCTGAAGTTGGTGAGTATAGTACAGAACAAACAACTATTAAACTAGATTATCTTGATCAAAAATTAAAGTCTGTTCCTACTGAGTATATGAATAAATTAACACCTGCATTAGAAAAGTCAAAAGGTATGTTTGTTGTCAATGACTATTTAGTTAGAACACAACCTACAAATCAATTTGATTTTAATTATCAACCTCTTGCAAATAGAATAGCTTGTAACTGGACATCTGTAGAATATCCAGCAGATTATTATTATAATGGAGGTAATAAACCAACATTCCTAAGAGACGAAAGATATGCATTCTTTATAAGATTCATATACAATACGGGTGAACGCTCATCATCATACCACATACCAGGAAGAGCTGCTACATACTATAGTGGAAGTGGTGTGTCTATGTTAGAAACTGATGTTATACCTGGAGATCCTAATGCATTAGATCCTACTGATCAAATATTTAAGGTGCATAATACAGCATTTGTTTCACAATTAAATGTAAATACAGTACAACCTGATGGTGGAATTCTCAGGACTAGAGGTGAAATGGGCTATTGGGAATCAACAGAATTATATCCGCAAGATGCAGTTAGGTGGGGGGATCTGTGTGGTATGCCAATTAGACACCATAAGATGCCTGATGAAAACACAGCTAATAATGGTACAACTGACAGAGCAACTCCAGGTGGAACTGGTATATATAATATTGCTGTAGAATTTACAGGTATACCATGGCCAAGAGATAATGCAGGTAATCTAATACCTAACATTGTTGGTTATGAATTTTTAGTAGGATCAAGAGAAGGACATAAGTCTATTTTAGGAAAAGGTATTCTTAAAAACATGGAACAATATATACCTTCTGATCCATCAGCAAGTGACGGATCTACATCTTTCTTTATACCTAATTATCCATATAATGATTTAACATCTGATCCATATATAAAAGGTCCTGGTGGTGGAGGTAGTGTAGGTTATGATAGTTGGTCAGGACTTGGTTATGAAGATTGGCTTCAAGGATGTGATAATCCAACAGGTCCCTATAATAGATATTCAAATAGTGTATTTACATTTCATTCTCCAGATTTAATGTTTAATAGACCTTTCTTAAATGCATATGAATTAAAGTCATATGGTGTTATATCAGGAACTCAAACAGGAAGATTTAAACCTTCAGAAAAACATCCAGGAGAAAAACTATTAAGAAACTCAACAGCTGTACTTGCAGCCTTCATAGGTGTAGGATATGCTATATATGCCATGAGAGGTTCTACAGACCAAAAGATGACTACAGGACGTGTTCTGGATATGGGTTATAGAGAAGAAGGAGAAATTACAAAACGTAGTGGAAATAATGGTACTTTTAGTGGAGGTGGTGCTTGGACAAATTTGGCTGGTTCATCTTATAATACAGGAACTTGGACTGGAGCAGGTGGTGGTAAAGGTACATTTAATGCATCAGCACCTAATAATGATAGGTGGCAATGGACTAGTGCTAATCAAATATCTGCAGCAAATAGAGCAAATTCACCTGGTACAGGTACTTATGATACTGCAGCCAATGGTTTGTTTCTTGGTTTAGGAGGAATTACTGGTGGAGCTGCATCAAATAAAGCAGGTGCTGTAACATGGCAAGCTGCACAAGCTACTAACTGGCAAGGTCAAGCTGGATCAATAGGACCTGGTCAAGAGATAGTTCAAAAAGGTACAAAGTTTAGTAATAAACCTTTTTGGATGGGTTTAATCAGTGGTGCACAAGAATTTATGAATTTTGTATCAACTGGTGGTCAAGAAATTATTGATTTAATTTATAATTTAACAAGCTTCAAACAATATGTTTATAAATATAATAGTCATGGTTGGTACAGAAACATGTCAGCAAATCCAAATGGATCAATATTTAGACACTCCGTAAATAAATCAAGGTATTTAAATGGTGCTATTTCTCAACTCACCCCAAGCATTAGAATTAATAATTTAAATAGACCTTTAACTGTAGCAGTTGAACTTGAAACTAATGGTAATGTAGATGTAAATGGACTACCCACTTCTAGTTTACCTTTACCTACGGGAGATAATTCTAAATATACTATAGGTACTGCACCAGGACAATGTGATTGGACTAACCCAGGAGGGGCAACTAGCTCAGGGATTGCAGCTCATTATTGTGCAATGAAGTATAATATAGATAATCAATATGGTCAACTAGAAGATATAAAACAAATACCTATTAGAGGATGCGTTGAATTTTTTGAAGACCAAATATTACTAGATGCAAGTGGTAACCCAATTATAAATAACTTAATAAGATTTAATTCTAAACCATTATTTGGTGGTGACTGCTATGTAAATAGATATACAGAGAAAGCTATTATGCCATTCTTCTGGGACTATTTAGCTGAAAATGAAAAAGATGGATTTGTATGGGATTATAGATTATATCCTAATGTACCGTTTCCAACATATTGGATGAATACTGAAAAGTATAGACTTGATGAATTAACAAAACAGTTAGGTGGTGTTAATTTCGCTTTTGCAATAGCTTCAGGTTTTAATGGTGCCTTCCCTAATGATTATTATTACATGGATAGAGATCCAGCATCATGTAGTGGAGGTGGTTTATTTAGTAGCTTTAATGATGCAACAAATAGTAATCCAGGTTCATTATTTACTATACATGATGCATACATGTATCTTCACTGTAATGGAATTAATGATTTCTTTGTTGAGTCAGAATTAAATTTAGCTCAAAGAGATTGGGGGGAAGATATTGAAAAAAGACATTATGATAGTTTAACCTTTTCTGCATTGACAGATCTATTTCATGTAGATGGAATAAAGAAGGGTAATTATTATAAGTATGATAAGTCATTAAGTATTGAACAAAACTATAGTAGGACATTATCATGGGGGTTCATCCAGCCTAGATCATATGATCCTACAGTAGCTGAAAAATGTTATATAACATGGAATAAAAGACTTGTGTATTCATTACAAGCTAAGAAAGAGGCTAAGAAGGATTTCTGGAGAGTCTTCCTTCCATTAAATTATAAAGAATTTAAGGACTCAGTTAATACTATTAAACCAATTAGCAAGACTGGTGCCATTGTATTATTTCCAAAACTTTCTCCACAAATATTTACAGGTAATGATGAACTAACTACAGATGCTGGAACTAAAGTTGTTCTTGGTGATGGAGGATTATTTGCTGAAAGAAACTGGAGGGATATAGTAAACTCAGATATATCTCATGAATATGGATCATCTGAAAGTTCAAGAGCAGTGTTAAATACACCAATGGGATTATTTTTCATATCTCAAGAACAAGGAAAGATATTTCAAACAGAAGGTAATTCACTAATCAATATTACTAATACAGGAATGAAGTGGTGGTTTAATAAATACTTACCATCACAACTATTAGCAACGTTCCCTGATGCTGAAGCATGTCCACAGATGATTGATAATCCAGTAGTATCTGCTGGTTGTCAAACTGTATATGATACAAACAATGATATTGTTTATTTTTCAAAAAGAGATTTTGCAGTAACTAATGCATTTGCAAATCAGTCAAACAACTGTATAGAGTATGTTCCATGTGAAGGGTTTTATCTAAATGAAACAATATGTAACGGTGCATCACAAATAGTAACATGTCCAGATGGATATACTTATAATTCTGTTTCAGAAATGTGCGAGTTGATTACTTATGATTTACCTTTTGGACCACCAGCACCTGCATGTAAATTAGATATTGTTCTTTCTATTGATGCTTCATACTCAGTACCTTTACAATCTAATGTTAATAGCATGAGGTTAATTGTTCAAGGTATTTTAGATGTGTTTGATAATGCTATGTCATTAGGTGATACACAAATAGGTATTATGGCTTGGGGAACTAGAGCATATGATGAAGGATCATTTAATGCTACTGCAATTGCATGTAATGGATTAAGAGCACCTGTAGCATTAACTTTTAACCCAAACTTATTAAATCAAACTACAGGTTTCATGAGTGAGTATACTTGTGCTTCTGGTACTTCAGCTTGTTGTCCAGGTGTACCTTGTGGTGGTAATGATTGTAATGTTACTGGGGGTACAGGATATGGAGATGCAGTATGGTCAGGTACAAACTGGTTATTTAATCCTACACCAGGACCAGGTGGTACAGGTGCAAGACCTAATGTACCTAAAAAATTAATAATATTAAATGATGGTTGGGATGCAACATCAACTGGTTGGGGTGGTACTAATCCAGATTCTACTGGAGCAGATAGAGCACTTACAAGACCTAATTATATAAACCTAGGTCAAACTTCTTCATTTGTAGCAACACCAACAACACCTCCTATGGTAGCAACAGCTCCTGATACAGGTGTTGTAGGTAACATAAGTGCTGCACAACCTGATAACTTAGTTCAGTGGATACAAACTAATATTCATGCAAATGCACAATATCAAGATCCTACTAATTCAAACTTTCTAGGTCAGTTAGAAATAATCCCTGGATGGTTAAAAAATAACAATACTCCAACTGCAGCTGAAGAAGCTTATGCACAAAGTATTGCTGGATATGATGCTATAACAGGAGATCCTAATCCATATATGGCTGGTGACTTTCAAGCAGCTAATGTACAAGGTATTATAAATGACTTAGTTGAAAAAATATGTCCAGGTATTTTACCAAATTGTCCATCTGGTTGTACACCAGTTATACAAGGAGGTGTACCAATGTGTGAATGTATAGATGAAGTTCCTGCTACATATGAAGATGTATTAACTTATATACCTTACCAATTAGAGAATCCTACATACTTCCAAGATGTTTCATGGACAGTTAGTTATGATCCTAAAGCAAAAGCATGGATCTCATTTCATGATTGGCATCCTGAATTAGCATTCAATAGTATCAATCATTTCATGACATCTAAAACAACAACAACTGAAATCCCACAATGTCCTCCTGGATATTCATTTAATAGTACTTTAGATGAATGTTGTATCACAGTAGCAGGATCTGATCCAGCATTTGTTGAAGTAAAATATATTCCATCAGATACAACTGTAGTAGATTCAGTCCAAACTGCTTTTTCAGTAGATACAGATATTGCATTAGTAATGGATGTATCTGGATCAACTGCTCTACCTGGATGTATAATACCTTTCCCTACTAATTGTACATTTGGTGTACTTAGTGCACAAGTAGATTTTTGTACAGCATTTGTAAATGTTATGTCTCCTGGTATGGCATCTGGAACTAACAATGTAAGAATTGGATTTGGAGTATGGGATAATGCAAATAGTGCTCAGGTAACAGGTTTAACAAGTAATGATTCTACTCTAATAGATCCTATAGCAGGTTCAATAAGCACCTATGATGAAACGTCTGCTTCATATACAGCAGGAGGTACTAATTATGAAACAGCTGTATTAAGAGCAAGAGCAATGTTATCTGGATCAACAGCAACAAAAAAAGTTGTAATAATAATTACAGATACACAAAATAATACATGTGCTGCGTCCCCTCCAAATAATATTTCTGCTGATTTATGGACTTGGAATGCAGCAGGTGGTGGTGATGTTGATACAATTGCTGTATTTGCTGATACTGTTGCTCCTGCAAATAATGGATGGTGGACTAATTTAAATTGTTTAGTTCAACTTGGTACTGCTGCACAAAGTATTGGTAATGATGCATTTGCAGTTGATTCTTCAAATTATGGAGATGTTGCAGTTAGTGTTATGAATTCACTTATTAGTTGTGATTGTCCAGTAAATACAGTTCCAGATATACCATCTATTCTTTGTAGTCCTGATCCTGGTGACCCATTACCACAATGTGTATCATGTGAATGTCCAGCTGGATATACGCAAGTACCTGTTAATCAAGTTTGTAATTCATTAAATCCACCAACATGTAAGAAGGTAGATTGTAATTGTCCACCTATACCTGTATTAGATCCTTCATTAGCTACTACTTGGTTTGAGGCTGGAACACAATGTGATGATTTATTTTTAGTTGATACACCTGGTTATGTAAATCCAAATCCACTTATATGTAATTGGGAATATAAACAATGTGTACCTGCAAATTATACAGTTGGTGGTATGTGGAAACACAATGTAAGAAATGATCTGTTTGTAAACTATTATGGAGAAGATTTCCCTTGGGAAGTTACACTAATAGAAAACACTGGTCAAGTTGTCAATACTCTAAGAAGTATAGAGTACCAACAAGAATCATATGTATATAAGAATTTTAACTTACCACGTCCTCAGCAGCTTATAGGTACAGATAGATTCCATGATTTAGATTGGAACTTTGATGAAACAATAATATATAATTCAGAACAGGTATCAGGATTATTAACTCTTGATCTTACTCCTAAGAATAATATTGTTTTACTTAATCAGTATCCTATAATTAATAATCCAACTGATATACAAATCCTATATTCTAAAGAAGAACAGAAATATAGATTTAATCAGTTCTGGGATATTACAGATGATAGAGGTGAGTTCACTGGAGTTGAAAGACCTATATGGATAACAACATTAAATGGGTATATTAAAAACTTAAATCAAGCAAATCTTAATTATATTAAAGCACCTTTGCAGCGTAAGAAGTTTAGACATTACTATAATATGATTGTATTAAGAAAGAACGTATCAGGAGACAGAAAGATGTTACTTAAATTAAATAATACTAAAATGAATATATCATTTAGATAATGGCATATAGTATAGACGGATATAAAAGAGATAGTAAGGATGTAAAGAAACCTTCCAACTTGATACCTTCAGGTAACATTACTATGAAGGGTGTAGACTTTCCTGTGATGGGTACAGACAATCTTGGTAATCAACAACTTATGCAACCTGGTCTTGATTATCAATTTCCTGGTAGTGAAGTCTTTGAACAACCTATGCAAAATCTAACGCAAGATAAACCTAAGAATCAAGTAAAGAAAAGGAAAGTAGATAGAGATAATAAATTAATCACAAACTGGACTTCAGAAATGGGTGATGTATCTTCACACAAAATGACTAGTATGTCATTTACTGATGATGATGGTAATCCAATATATGTTGCTATTCCAATGTTGTTTCCTACTATTGAAGGACAAGAAACTCCTGATCCAGCATCATGGACTCAATTTGCAGAAGGTGATGAGATGTCTGCTTTTGAAATGGCTATGCAAAGAGGTGAAGTGTATTACTTTAATTCTGAACAAGAATCACATAAGTTTGCTAAAGGTTCTTGGAAAACTCCAAACTTAAAGAAAAGAGATGGTGGTTTAATAAAGCATCAAGACATAGGGTCTAACAATCATATTATAAATAATAGAGACTTAAGTGACCCTAATAGGAAGTTTATGAAGCCTACAATAAACTTAAGTAATTATGATGAGCTAGAAGAAACATTAGGAGATACGTCTTGGGTGGACATAATGTCAAAAATGTCTGAGGAAGAGTTTAACAATTTTGTTGCACCTTATAGTAAAAGAACAGATAGTTTAAACAATCTTAAAAGGTTTACAGGTGATGAGAGATGGTGGGCTGGTAATCTTGCTAATGTTATTTCTGATGAAGAATATGCAAAGGCAAATGAAAATCGTAAATGGACAAGAGACAACCATAGAAAAGGGAACCTTCCTAATTATAGTGAAGTGGCACCACTTGGAAAATCTACAGAAGATGTATTTTATGATGCTGAAAAAGCTTACTATAATACACCAGTACACACTAAAGAAGAACTTAATGCTGACTTTGATACTGCTTATCCTTATACATTTAATTCAGTTGCTGGAACGGATCCTTTAAATAAGATACCATGGAAGAATGAGATGAAGGATGATCCAGAAAAGTGGGAGGGTTCGTGGTCTGATTATATAAGAAGTACAGATATACAACCTGACTATTATGAAATAGGGGACATAACCCTTGCTGAAGAAAGTAATCCATTTCATTTTGTATATGACGGTGGAGATCAAGATGGAGAGACAGTTAATACAGCAGTTCCAGATAAAGGGATAAAAGATATACAAGATGTACGTAGTCATGATGAATATATGAAATGGTATGATCATCATAAAAAGAGCGGTGTTCTTAATAATAAATCTAAAAAAGATATGGATTATTGGGAAGCTTTAACTGATAAAGATAATAATGTATGGACATCTAACTTTAAATATACAGATGCATCACCAAGATATAAGGAACTAGATTTCCTTGAAAACCCTAATATGAATATATCAGATGGGGAAAGAGGGAGATTATCTGATAGATCTGAACAGTCGTTATCAAGATTTGAAACATTAACGGGTAGAGATAGAAAGATGTATAATGATAACCATTTAAATGAAATGGAATATTTTAATTCAATTGGTATATTTGAAACTCCTTTAGATAAACCTATTGCCTACTATCCTAAAGAAGAAAGGATGGAGTTAATGAAAGTATTAAATGATTATGAAAAGAAACAAAATTCTGAAAATACAGCTTGGACAATAGATTATAAAAATTCTGAGTTTTATGGTAAAGAAAGAACATATAAGTATGGTGGTTCACTTCCAAAAGCTCAATTAAAGCAAGTTAAGAATGCATATGCTTTAACTAAGAGTTTAATTAAAGGTAAGCAGTTAGGTAAGGTTTTAAATAAATCATTAAAACTTAATGAATTTATTCCTAAAGCATCAAAGGCTCCAATCATACCAAAAAATAAAATAGCTTATGTAACTCCTATAAATACAGATGTAAACATAAACATAGGTAATGATATAATATCTAATAACAAAACTGTAAATGCTGATAATAAATTTAGTTTACAATCAGATGTCTTTAAGAACAAAATACCATTAACAAGAGTATTAAGTTCTAAAGGTTTAAGATTTACGGATGGTAAATTATTTAGTTCAACAGAACCACATACACATTATAAATCAGACAGCAGAGGTGAGGAATTTCCTCTTCGTTTAAAATCAACAAATAGAAATACCACACATTGGTCTTATGGTCATATAGGTAATCCTGGACATGGGGGTGGAAGTTGGTCAAAGAAGTCTACAGCTATCATTAATGATTATGAAAATTTGTCAAAATCTGGACTTGCCCTAGATCTTGATCCAACTGATACATGGTTCTATTCTAAAGGTAATTTTGAAATACCTGCTAATTCATTAATCTTGACTAGAGATAAGACGTTATATAAGAAAATAAAAAAAGAAACAAATATTACAAATATAAAACTATTTGAAAATACTAATAATGAAGATTTTGAAAGTATTGTAAACTCATATTCTACAAGAGGAGGAAAAGGAGCATATACTAGACCAACGGATGATATGATAAATCCTAAAGATCAGTTTTTTAATGCAGGAGAAGGTGAAATGATAATGAGAGACTATATGATAAAAAACTATAGTAAAGGAGATGATGTATCTTTAACACAGACTGCGGATCACTATAAACCTCATCAGTGGCAAGGACATGATTTTGATTGGGTACACCCCTTTACTGGTAAAAAATCAGGTATTACAACAATGCATCCAGATTTTGATCATTCTTATATGGATCTTGGAGATCCTTTTGGAGGAGGTCAGAGTAAGGCACACTCTGGTTCTCCATTATCTACTATAGAAAGAATGGAATATAATTGGGGAGATAATATGACAACTAATCATGGATTATACAGTAGTAACAACAGATGGGGCAATGGTGATAGATCAGGAAGCTTAGATATATTAGCAAAATTACCAAAAACCATACAAGTAAATGAAATGGAGAAGGTAATGAAAACCTATAAAAATCAACGTGAAGGTCTTAGACTTCAACAAGAACTAGCAGAATTAAACGGGTTTAAATCATATAAAGAATTCAAGAACTCAATATCAAAACAAGAATGGTTAGATTTTAAGAGAGATGGTGGCTCACTAAACAAAGCACAATGGTGGAATCCTAAGAATGCATATGCTTTAGCTAATACTATATCTAAATCATTTAAACCAGCTAAATCACTTCTTCCTAAACCTAGTTTTAAAAATATAAACTACCAAAAATTATTACCTTTTACTGAATCAGGTTCTACTCTTGTTCCTCAAACCCATATGAGTAGTGGGAAGGAAGGAACTAGTATGGATCTATCAGAGACATTAAATTCTATTTATGCTGATAACAAACCTATGTGGTTTGGTCCTACTGCAACAAGTAATAGATATAGAATGACAGATGATAATAATAAATTTATTCCAACAATTCCTGGACAAGGTGGACTTTTTCAAGTAGGTTCTGGAAGACTTGGTAATACAGGTAAACCAGGTTTTGATGAAATACCATTTACAGAAGCAACAATGCCATTTGGTGGTCTGGCAAATGATGGTTACCACCTTAATCTAGAAACTGGATTGCCTAATTACAATGATCCACTAATGGATCACAAACTTTTAACAAAAAATGCTTTTCAAAATAAGATTGATGGTGTTTTTAATCCTAATACTAAGTTTAAAATATTTAAGAGTGACCTCTCCAAAGGTAATCATGCAATGCACCAGAAATGGTCAGACAAAGAACTTGCTAAAATTAAAGCAGATGGGTATGATGCTATTCAACTTGTAGATCAAAATGGTAATCAGATAGAAAATATATTACTTAATAAAGAAAAGTTTAAGATAAATAAGATCAATGATATGGATGTACACATTGACAATCCTGAATTCAAATATGGTGGATCACTACCTAAGGCTCAATGGTACAATCTAAAGAATGCATATAATATCGGTAAGGGTTTAGTAAATACAATAAAGAGTCCTTTTATTAATGATTTAGTGCAAGGTAGTAATAAACTCTATAGGGGTATAGGACCAGCTGGATATAATAGTGCAGTAAATACTGGTAAGATACTATCAAATGTAAACCCAACTGCAGTAAATGAAGGTGCTTTTAATTTAACAAAGAACTTTGGAAATAAAACTTTTTTCACTCCTAATGTTGAAACAGCAAGTAAATATGGTGATGGTTATATAGCTGAAATAAATAATGATGTTAATGATTTTAGTAATAGATATAATTCAGACTGGAGTCAGTTTACAACTGACCCTGTTTTCTTAAGTCAATCTAACATATATAAAATGAATATGTTAGGAAATTATAAAAGAATACTTTCTCAAAATACAGTAGGAGATCATAGTAAAATAAACTTTTTAGATAATGTTAAACTTAGGACAAATTATACATCTAGTACAGGTTTAGATTATTATGGTCATAGAAATGTTAAACATAATATAAAAGGAGGATGGCCTACACAGTTAGAGGTTGAAAAACTAAAAAAAGATTCAGGTTTAACACTAACACAAGATAACTTAAGAAGTTATGTAGAAAAGATTGGTAAAGTTGGCGGTGGTAAATATCCTAAAACAACTTTATATAGATATGGTGATATGGCTACAAATGCAGCTGGTAATAAAGACATGGGTTACTATTCAGCAGATCCACTTGATCCACTTAGATACAGTGAAAGAGCAGATAGAACTTTTAATGGAAGTGTTTTTAAAATTGATGTTGAAAATGAATTACTACCAGAATTTTATAAAGGAATAGGATTTGGTAACCAAGGTAAAGAACCAGGATTTCAATCAGGAACATTATTTAAAGAATTTGAAGTTCCAGAAGCTTTTTTAGGTAAATTTGGAAATCAACAAACTTTCAAAACTTTATCTGATTATAAAAAATGGCTTAATACAGTTAAGCAATCTGGAGGATCATTAACTAAACATCAAGTTCCTAAATTAATTAAAGGTGCATTAGACTTAGGTAAGAAGGTGAAGAATATTATTTCTCCTAAAAATGTTAACTCAATTATAGATTGGAGTAAAGTCAGTCCTGCAATATTAGCTAATAAAAACTTATTAAGTGAATATGCTGATATAGAAATGGCAACTAAAGCAAATGCAACATGGATGAAGAATGATGATGGTACTTCTTTCTGGGGTACACCTCAACAGTTTATTCAAGTAAATAGTGAGGCCTTTAAAAACTCTTATCCAGAAGGTTATAAAAGAGTATTCAGAGGTGAGTCAGGTACTTTGAAATTAACAGATCCTCTTTATTCAGGAGCTGCAGATATAGAATCAGGTAATAAAGGTATATTTACAGCAAATGAAGGTTTAGCTAAACTATATACAAACGATTATAGATTAGGGTCAAATAGTAGTATTCTTCAATTAGCAATACCTAGTGTTAGTGATGGTAGCAAATACTTAAATATAAACGGTCTAGGTAATGATTGGACAGATCTTAGTTCTATAGGTACTACAAAAAAGACTCTTGAACTAAATATAAAGAATTTAGAAAATAACATAAAGAAGGATGCAGAAGGATTTCAATGGGCATCTGGCAGTGGTAGTTTAGAAAGTTATGATGTAAATAAACACTTACAAAGTTATAAAGATTTTTACAATAACTATGATGAGATAGTTGCTAATCCTATCTATAAGAAATTACTTGAGTTTAAAGAAACTGCTTGGGAAAATGACAAAATTCTTAATGGGGGAAATTTAGCAGGACGACAAAGTTTTGGAACTGGAGATGTAGGTGACTTTATGGAAAAATCAGGTTTAAATAATATAAGATTAAACTATATAGATGATGGTGGTTTTGGAGATGTAACACTTAACAACCAGATACCAGGTAACTATCTAAAATCTCTAACAAATAACAATGGTAGATTTAATCTAAAAAACCCCAACATGAATAGACAAAAAGGAGGATCACTACCAAAAGCTCAATTGCAATATTATGATAAAGCTAAAAAAACATATGATTTTGTTAAAGGATTATGGACTGTTGCTAAGCCTGTTTCAAAACTTGTAATACCAGGAAGGTCAGCTACTGATGTGGCTCATAAAATAAAACCATTAATTAATAGTTACCAAAAACCAAATTCTGCTGGTGTTGCAAGTTTGATAAATCCTAACTGGACTGTTGATGAAGGTGGATTATATGAAGGTATGGATAGTAGAGTTAGAACATTTATAGAACCAGGCCAGTATGGAATAAATGAACCTATAAGACTAATGGATGGTAATACTAGATTTCATTATGGACAGAGTCAAGGAAAAGATTGGGACGAATGGTATAGAACATTTCAGCATAATAACCAATCTTTATATCCAGAGATAGCTGAAAAAAATCTTACTCTTGAAAATGGAACATGGAGACCTAAAACACAGCTTGAACTTGATGATGATATACCAACAGAAGTTTGGGATCCTGTACAACAGAAATTTGTTAAACAAAATTTGAAAACAAGACCCTTTGCTGATCCCACATCCCTATATAGAGCTGTTAATGCTCCTGATATTCAAACTGCTGAAAAGTTTGGAACTACAATTCCTTCACTCAATTCTGGTGCAGATGGGAGAAGGACAGGATATACCGACTTACAAAAAAACACTCCATATGATGTTTTATTTACAACACCCAATGCAGGTTGGATAGGTGGTTCAGGTGTTGATGATCCATATAATTTATTTAATTTATATGCAAAAAAAGATCAAGGAAAATTTATAGTTAAAATGCCAAGAACAAATGGTGCTGTTGAGAGTTTAACTCAAATTAATAATAGGACAGATATTTTAAACAATTCTCAATATCCGTACAGTGGAAACACTGGTTCAGTTTGGAATGAAGCAACTGGTAAATTTGATATACCTACACATCTTGGTTCAGGTATATTCAATACAGTCTCTGGTAAGCCTGATTTAAGTTTAATACCAGAAGGATCAATTGTTAATCCAAATTATTCAAGTTTTAATGGTAACCAGATAACTCCAATATTTGGAACAAAAGGAACAACAGTTAGAAACGCACAAGATGTATTACCAATAGAAGACTATTTCAAAAAACTAAAAGAAGATCCTAATTGGAAATTTAATAAAGGAGGATCTGTAAAAGCTCAATATGTAGGTGAAACTAAAGAAGATATAGATTGGACAGGTACAACTCAAGGTGAGATACCAAGCAATGAACCAGACTTAGATCTTTTAAAGCAAGGTGTTGGTTATGCTGAAAGTCTTAATGGTGAGTTGATGATTAATTCTCAATCTACTGCAACAGGATTATATGGTCAAAGATTTTCTGAAGTAAAGAAAGGTAAATTATATGATGGAACAAGAGAAGAATTTGCTGTAGATCTTGATGCTCAAAACTCTTTATTTGAACAAAGATACAATGGAGAAATAAAAGATATACCAGGATTAAAACAAAGTGGTATAGATCTATATGAAGAGTATAACACACAAATAACAGACTTTCCATACTCAACAACTGAAGTTGCTGCACTGGTAAACTTCATAGGTAGACAAGGTACAAGAGACTACCTAGGATACGTTCTAAGAGACGGTAATACATTAGAATCAGTATTCCCTACTAAGTATGGATCAAAAGCAAATCAGTCAAATAAGACTCCAAATGAATATATCACTAAATTTAATGAAGGTTTAAATATAAAAAAGAAAGGAGGTGAAGTAGATAAGCTTACTGAAAGATTGATAAAGAAATATGAAGAAGGAGGAACACTTACACCTGCAGGAACTAAACATTTAAAGTCTCTAGGGATGATATAAGAATGGATATAATTAGACAATGTCCTAATAATTTAGTATATTATAAGTGTATAGTGCTAAATATTAATTAATTGAGCAAATGGCAAAAGAATTTCCAGATAATAAAACTTTAGAAGTTTACCAGCAAGGTGGTGCTACTCAGAGTGTTAACTCATGTCCAGAAGCTATATCTGATGACATGATAAATATAGATAATAGAGAACGTTCTATTGTAAGATCTAACTATAGTAAATCAAATACAGAAAGCAAATGTGGAAATTGTATCTTTTTTGACATATCTAATAGGATAAAAAAGTGTGCAGATACTAAGTCAGATAATAAAGGATACTGCTGGGATCAAGAGTTTGTATGTGAATCTCAAAATATTTGTGATATGTGGGAAGAAGGTGGTCCAATCAAGTCTAACAAAGACTCATATGCACAAGATGAATCCTCTAATGAGTTTGAACAAAATAAAGCAGAAGTTGAACAGATACAAACTCAGAAACAGATGCCTGTGTTTAATGAGTCTCAACAACAACCAATGGCTCCGCAACAAGGTGCACCACCTCAAGCAATGCCTCCTCAACAACAAGCTCCTGCACCACAAGAACAAATGCAACCTTCATTTGCATATGGTGGATCTTTAAGGAAGGCTCAAGAGCAACATGAAACAAATCCTATAAATCCTGTAACAGGATTACCTTTTGAAGATGATATGTTGGCAGCAAAGAAAGAAAGAGATTTACAAGCTGCAAAAGAAAGAGAAGCAATATTAGCTCAACAAGGTCAAGATAATAATACAGATATATATGATGAAGCAAATCCTAAAGAAGCAGGTTCATCACTTAAAGATAAATATAAAAACTGGAGAACTAAAAGAGCAATAAAAAAATATCAAAAGAGTTTAATCCCAGAAGCTCCATTTATGATGTATAACTCTGATCCTTCACAAGGTGTTCTAGGAGAGATAGGTAATTGGATGAAAAGTGCGAAGAAAGACTTTACTACTAATTGGGATAATAATAATAAGAAAAGTAACTATCAACAATTTAAAGTTTCAAATCCACATGATGATGTAAGATTCTTTGATCAAGATAATCCTGATGCACCACTGCTCAACTATGGCCAGAAGAATTCTAATGATTATAACAAGTTCTCTACTGACAGAACATCAGCATTTCCAGAACTATATCAAATATCATCTATGGATAATGAAGGTAACATAAGTTACACAGGAGAGAAGTTGTTAGGGGATATGGTTGAAACAGAATACATGCCTGATGCTGTTCACATTCAACATACTGAAGATGGAACAGGAGTTACAGGAGCATACATATATACTGGAATGAGTGATGCTGGAAAAAAAGAATATGAGTTTGTTCCTTTTGATAAAGAAAATCCTACTCAGATTTCAGTTGGACCATCTAAGCAAAAACGTGCTGAACAAGAAATGGCAGATAAGAATATATGTATAAATGCAGGTGGTGAATGGGATGCTGGAGTATGTACATATCCTGATGAGACAACTAAGAAAGATAATTTACAAAAGAAGAAAAATGAGAACTTTAAAAAGACACCATTAAATATAGAATTTGATAAAGATAAACAATTTGGAGGTACTCCAACATTTGCACATATGAGAGATGGAGGTTCTCTGTCAAAGTTTCAAAGTCAAAGTGAATGGACAGATGAACAACTAAAAACATATCTAAAGTTGCAAAATGAAATGCTTGTTACTGGTGGTGTTGATGGATCTAAAATTGATCTATCTAAAAAAGATACTTGGCCTAGTGTTAAATTTTCAGTTTCAGATGGTACATATAATACAATGTATCCTTGGTTACCAGATATGTCTACTAAAGAAGGTAAATCACAAATGTATAATTTACATAAAACTGCATCAGATAAATTTCCTGATCAAACATACATGCCTGGTGTATATTGGGGATCAGATGATGAAGGTGGTGCATATCCATATCTAAATGAAACTGTTGAGGGTAAAGAAGAAAGAGCACGTCATACTGCATCATTGCAACGTGACTTTGCAACATTACAAGAAGCATTAGCATTTGCTAAAAAAGGTGGATATAATACTGAAGGCTTAAGTGTAAATGGTGTACCTATACAAAACGTTAGTAATATAGGTAGTTCTGCCGATGACATAGACTATGGTGCAGAAGGGAACTTTAATAGAAGAAGGTTGGGTATTAATAGAAGTGTAGGAACAGATGATTTAACAGGTACAGTTTATGATGCAGCATATAAACCATATCAAGAAAAATTACAAAAGGAATATGATAACCATTATGCTACTAAGTCTGGTGTAGATAATTGGTCTATGGAAAAATTTATGAATGAGTATGATCATAGTGGATACAAGCAAGACTGGCAAGAAGTTACTGCAGATAACATGGAGGATGCTATAAATTATTCAGGTAATCAAGCCTTTGAAGGTTCCATGGGAGGTTATGGTGGAGGTGCAATAGGATATAATTCTGGTAATAGTGAATACATTATAGGAAATGATACATTACCTAATCCTCAATTTCAAGATCATGGAAGGAATAAAGAAATGACTACTGATATGGGTTATATACCAGGATTGGTTGGAGGAATGGGTGGATTAAAACTAGGAATGAACTTAGCAAAATATGTAGGAGGTTTCAGTGTTCCTTATACACAAGGAGCACTTACTTTTGGTAATGTAGCTAATGGAATGATGGCAACTAATGGTGTAGTTAACACTCTACCAACTGCAGTTAATAATTTTAAAGAAGGTGACTGGGAGGAAGGGTTGATGAATACAGCTTTTGGACTTGGTGAAATGACAGGGTTTGGAAATATGGGTACTAATATTTTACCAAAAACATTTAATCAAGTCAGAGGTCTTAACTCAACAATGCCTGCTTTAAATATTAAAGGTCAATCTAAAATTATGGAAAGTTTAAACGCAAATAAGAATTTGAGAACATTCAATGCAAATCCTCTTAGTAAAAGACCTTCACAGCTAGGTATACTTAAGGATTATATGAAAACTAATTATACTAATAAGTTGATTAATCCTAACTTTGCCCCAAAAGTATTTCCAACTAACTATACTCAATTTCCAGGAGTTCCAGGGTTAAAATATGGAGGCTCTTTACCTAAAGCACAAATACAAAATGGTGCACATGATGTAGCAGCTAATTATCAAGTAAATCCTGCACAGTTTGATTATGATACAAATATGCCTAAGGAAGGAGCAATTAGTGCATATGGAGATGTATGGCAAGGAGGACAATGGGTAGATGCTACTGTAGAAGAACAAGGTTTTAATACTCCTAATTCAGAACAGTTTGGAAATGTAAAAACTGCATTCTCAGATGAGACAGGTGTTACAAACCGTAATGCAAATTATGATCCAGATAGAGCATATCCTTTTTCAGCAAATGCAATAAACAAAGATATAAAATCTGCAGCAGCTAATAGCTTTGATGTAAGAAGAAAAGACATAGATATGAATACTTATAAACCTGAAGATGGTTCTATAAATAAATCATATGGTGATATATATAATTCTGAGAGTGGAAACTTTGATGATAATCAATTTACACCAATGTTTGATCAAACAGATGATTTTGCATTTGAAGGAGATAATAATACATTAAGTAGAAGACAACTTAGAGATGTACGTCAAGATAATAGAAGACAAGCTAGAGCTGAAGATAAAGGCTTTGGATCTTATGAAGATATGCAAACTGATAAGAGTGAAAGAAAAGCAGAGAAAAGACAAAGGAGAAAAGATAAAAGAGATAGATGGGGTGAAACACCAGGGGCAAGGATGACTAATAAAGTGAATTATGCATTAGATAGTAATCTAGGTCAACTATTTCAAAAAGGATCTAAAGCTGCAGTAGAAGGAGCAAAAATTATAAATAATCAGTTTGATGGTTATAATGAAGATATGGAATCAGAAAAAGTTTTTGCTGGTAGATCAGCAGGATCTATGTATGGAGTAACAAGTTCTGATGCATTATCAAGAGGTGAACATGATAAAAACACTGGTATTTTCCAACCAGATGATAAAGTAATTTCAAGATGGGGTAAGTATGGTACTGAACTACCTAGAGCACAAGGTCAAATGGAAACTGCTAGTATATATGATATACCAAATAAGGATGGTTCTTATAATGATCAAAATTGGTTTACAAAAGCTAATCATGGATTTAGTGAGGGGGTGTATAATGATGCACAAAGAACAAATCATGGGGTGGCACCAATTGTAGGTGGTGGTATAATAGGTAAGATGGCAGACGTAAAAAGCATATATGATTTTGGTAAGAGTGCATATGATGGTGTAAGTAATTGGATAAATGAAGAAGAGGTAGATGAAATTGCTGGAACACCTGAAGGATATGCTATGGATATGGCTAAGTATGGAGGTCACCTGAAAGCACAAAATCAAAAGGAAACTGGACTAAAAGAATTTTGTGTTAATGGACCAATAATTGATTCAGGAGGTAGAGTTTTTTCTCAATGTCAAAATAGAGATTTTGATTCTAAGCATGACTTAAGTTTATATGGAACAATGTCAATGGGTAAATTAAATGATGAATTTACATCATCATTTGGATTAGCTCCAGGATATACTTTCAATCCTAGTGGAGGAACAAATGGTCTTAAAACATACGTTGGTGGAAACTATGGTTTACGTGCTACTGAAGATTCTAGTGTAGATGATGGATTGAATGGAACTACTGTGGATATGGATAATTATATGAAACTCTTGGCTTCAGTAGGATATACTGGAGAAGTAGGTGGTAACAATACTCAATATGGGTTTGGTGCTTATGCTGATAAAGATCTAATGGGTGATAATGGTACTACTTATGGTGGCTATGCTAATGTTGGACCTGTTACTTTTAAGGGAGGAATCAATCCAAACACAGGTCCACAATTTTCTTTAGGTATAGGGGCACATCTTAAACAAAGAGGTGGTGAACAAAAACAAAAAACAGTAAGTGTAAATTCAGATATGTATTACGAATTAATAGCTGCAGGAGCAGATATAGAAATTATATAATTATGAAAGTCAAAATAAATAAATTACCTGAAGGGTATAAAGTTAAAAATGGACAGATTGTAAAAGTCATGTCTATGGGTGGTGTTCCTTATAGTAATACTATAGGGCCTATTCCTGAACAGTTTGCTAATCTAGAAGCTGAAAAAGGTGAGACTGCACTTACTGATTTAACTAATGATGGAAACTATGAGCTATATAATATAGGTGGTAGAAGACATCAAGATGGTGGAACAAACTTAAGTTTACCACCTCAATCTTTTATCTTTTCTGATACAGCAAAGATGAAACTTAATAAGGCACAGCTACAAGACTTTGGTATCAACTCTACAAAGAAGATGTCACCTGCTGCAGTATCAAAGAAATTTCCATTAAATAGATATTACTCTATTCTTAATGATGAGTTTGTAGATGATATAGCAACAAGAAGTTCTGAACTAATGTTAGATAAAAACAAAATGCAACTTTCACATTTAGCATTTGTATCAGAAAGTAAAAAGAAATTTGAAGACGGTGTACCATTAGCAGCATACCCATACTTAATGTCTAAGGATATTGATCCACAAGAATTTGTTCAGAAAGTAAATAAGCTAAATGAGGAACAAGCTCAAATGCAAATGATTGATCAATTACCACCAGAACAACAACAAGAGTTCTTAGCATTACAAGATTTTACAGGAGGACAAGGAGGTCCCCCACAGGGAGGACCACAAGGAGGAATGCCCCCAATGGGACCACCACAAGGAGGAGGTATGCCACCACAAGGTATGATGCCACCTCAACAAATGATGGCTAAATATGGTGGTGGTTTACCTAACTATCAAGAACTTGGAGCTTATGATCAGCAACTAGTATGTTCTCAATGTGGTACACCTGAAGGAGAACCTCATAATATGAGACATATGTTTATGCCAATACCTATTGGTGATTATATTAACCAAAATCCAAGAGCTACTCCTCCTGGAGCACCCCGAGGTACTATTACAACTGATGTAGCTTCTTATCCTCCTTTTGATGAGAATGGTAATTTTCAGAATGTAAATAAATTAAAAAAAGCTGAATTATTAACACAGAAATATGGTGGAGGTTTACATAAGGCACAAATACAAGAAGAAATTCTATCAATACCACCTATACAAACACAAACTGTACCAAACTATAGTAAAACATCTGGTCTTGATATTTCTATACCTGGGAACTTTATGAAAGATCAACACTACACAGGTAGTGAAGCTATGAAGAACTGGCAAATAGAAAATGGATATGCATCTCAGTTTGATACATTTAATGTACCTGAAGGAAACGTGTTTTTTCAACAAGGTGGACCACCTGCAGCTCAACAACCACAAGGAGGACAAGGTGGTGGAGGAGAGATTGAACAAATAATGCAAATGGTTGGACAAGCTATAGAACAAGGTGCTCAACCTGAAGAAGTTATAGCAGAATTATTACAGAATCAAATTCCACCAGAAATAGTAATGCAAATTTTTGGTCAATTAGGAATGCCACCACAGCAAGTAGAACAAATGATAATGGCTGTTATGCAACAAGTACAAGGAGGTCAGCAACAAATGGCTGCACCCCAAGGACCACCTCCAGGCCCACCACAGGGTGGAATGCCACCAGAAATGATGGCTGCTATGCAACAAGGTCAAGGTCAAGGTCAACCACAAATGAAGTATGGTGGTTTATTTAAAAATCAATCTGAATCTCCTGAAGGTCCATCAATGCACTTACCTTCTCAAAGGTTAGAAGAAGTAGAAGATATATTCCCTTTTAATGCAGCAGATTTTGCTAGTGAGTATCCACAAATTAGCTATGGTAGAGATATTAATGAAGGAATCAATCAAGGATCTTTAGTAGGAATAGCAGAAAGAGCTTTATCTGCTCAAAATGCTACTCCAGATCCTATGTATGATGGAAGATATAAAGATGACCCACAAGCAGATTATGCACAATCAGGTGGTGCATTAAATAGATTTGTATATGGAGGTGAAGAATATATAGATAGATACACTGACTATGACAATACACCTATGGGGTTACCTAAAGCACAAGTTGGTAGTGGAACCAAGTATGGTAATGATAACTATAATAATATGATGAATCTATATCAATCAGATGATTGGGATATGGTTAATGAATATGGTTATCAAACATATGAAAAAATGTATAGTTCAGGTAATTATGATATGGGATCTATGATGTCACAAGAAGAGTATGAAACACAATTTCTTGCTGATCAGAAATTTAAATACCTAATGAATGATCCAGGAGCATTATCCGAGATGGAAATTACATTACCTAATGGTACAGTAGTTAAAGGTGATAAACTTTTAGGTCATAAAGCTTGGGATAATCCTAATTCACATGGTTTTACTATACCTAATGGAATGTATAAAGCAGTATATGAGGAGTTTTCTAAATTGAATCCAAATTTTGAGTTACCAGCTTTACCTGAAGATATAAGAGCAGATGTAAGACAAAAACAATCTGTGTTCAATAGTCTAGGTGGTTTATCTAAACATGCTGAGAAAATGTCTGCAGATGGAGATGATAGCTGGTCTAATTTAATTTCCAATGTTAATCTAGAAGCATTTGGTAATGATGATGATGGTGGGTTAGGTGAAGATAGATGGTCTAAAATTGATGGTAGATATGGTGATACATATAATAGACAGTTAGTTACTATGAATAATGAACCAGGAGAAGAATCAACAAGAGATGTATCTACATGCTTTAATGATAAAGAAGGGAATCCAATTCAAGCTAAAGTAGCTGAACAACAGGCGTGTACAGAAAGAGGCGGTAATTATGATGTACAAGTTTGTAGATGTATAGAAAAAACAGAAATTATAACTAAACCTCCAGAAACACCTGAGTTCTGGAAACAAGATATAATGAAGTTAGATGCATTATCAGGCATAGATATAAATAAATACTATCCAAGTAGACAAAGTTTTACTGGTAACTTTATGGATCCAGCATATAAAGATCCAACTAGAGAGATTGCAGCTATTGGTGAACAAGCACAGATTGCAGGAGATATGGCAGCATCAATGTCAAGTGGTCCTGGTTTATCATCTATTCTTGCTAAGATTCAAGGAACAGCTGGTGCACAAATTGCTGGTGCTCTTGATAAAGTTCAAAATGATAACATTAGTATTTACAACGGTGCAGAACAATTTAATGCTGGTGTACAGACTAATACAGATGTGCTTAACCAAGATGCTGGTAAAACTTTTATGGATGCAGTTAACTTAGTAGATCAAAACTATGATAATGCAAGAAATGAATTAGATGTTCAGATAGCTGATATGCAAGCTAATGCTTGGACTAACATGGCTAATACAGCTAATCTAAATAGTTTGACACCTGATTTAAAAGTTAGCCCAGCAAATGCAGGATTAATTAATGCTAATACTAGTAAGGCTTTAAATGCTAATGTTCCAGTAGATGCTCAATCTAGTATGGATAAAAGATTAGCATTAGAGAAACAATACTATGATGCAAATTGTGGTAATATAAGTGATGATAAAGAAAAGGCTGCATGTAAGTTGGCAGCATCAAAAGCTGCTGATAAAACTATGAAGGCTTCTAATACAACAACACCACCTGCTACAGTAGTACCACCAGGTTATCAAGGTGAAGCTGGTAATACACTTAAAGAAACCAAATATGGTAGCGAATTGAGAAGAGAGTTGATGATGAGAAGAGGAGGACAATGGTAGTAAACATGAAAGGTTTACCCAATATATTTTATAAAGTTAATAAATTTTAGTATTTTTGTAACATGGCAACATACATTCCAGGCGTAGAAGATAAAATTCCACAAAGTCAACCCTTTGTGCCAGATTATAAATTCCTATCAGATGTCTTACACACAAGACAGGATAGGTTTGATAAGAACTATAAACAATTAAATGATGTTTATGGTAAAGTGGTATATGCAGATCTAACAAGAAATGATAACAAATATGTTAGAGATCAATATGCAGAACAACTTGCACCACAAATAAAACAAATTTCTGGATTAGATCTTTCTCTTCAAGAAAATGTTGATGCAGCATATGGTTTATTTAAACCATTCTATGAAGACAAACAGGTTATTAAAGATTTAACTGCTACCGCAACTCTAAAGCAACAAAGAAAAAAGATGAGTTCTTTTAAAGATAGTTCTATAAGAGAAGTTAGAGAAAAGTACTGGGACTATGGAAGACAAGGATTAGATATTTGGCAAGAAGATTTTAAAAATGCTGATCCTCAAAAAGCTTTAGGTATGGGTTTACCTCAATACATTGAGGATGTTGACTTAGTTGAACAAGCAATGATATTGTTAGATAACTCTGAGTTAGGAGATACAACAAGTGATGTAGATGTATCACAAGATAATAAATGGTTAATTACTCTAAAGAGTGGTTCATTAATTACTGCAGCTCCAACAGGTAGAATGATTGAAGTTAAAGATAGTAAGGGTAAAGTAATAATGGTTCCTGAAACTGAGAACCTAGCTCTTAATCATGTAAAGGATAGATTAATGGATGATCCTAAGGTTCAAGCTGCTTATCACTTAAGAAACTTTGTTGACATGAGAAATTATGTTAAGGAAAAGTCTGAAGAGTTAGGAGGTGACGATGCTGCTAAAAAAGCATGGGCAACTGAAACTATGGAAAAATATAAAACAAGATCTGAAGAAGATATTTCAAACCTAAGTAAAGTTAAAGAAACTAAAAAAATTGAAGTTAGTAGTTGGGAAGCATATGCTAATAAGATAGGTATTGAACCTGGATCTGAAAATGATGTTAGCTTTCTAAATTCAATGGATGAATTAGAATTAATAAATAAAGTTATAACTTCTCAAACTCAAAGGTTACAAGATGCTACAGCACCTACTGATGATATTAAGAACTTACTTAATAAAGCTTATAGTCTAGCTATGGGTACTCAAATGGGTGATGATATGCTCACTTCTGCTTCTGCATATGCAAAAAAAACTCAGACCCGTGAGATAGAACCCAATCCTAATTACACAGCATGGGTTGAGCATCAATATGCAATGGCAAGGATTAAATATAAAGAGGCATCTGATGCTGCTAAGGAAGAAAAGGAAAGCGTTTCTCAACCAATACAAGTACCTATATATAGATATAAAGCTGGAGACAAGTCTACAACAGGTAAGAATACAACTTCTGATCCTGACCAAAATCTTTTAGAAACAATAATCAATGGTGACGATGCTACCTCTGATGCAATAGCATATAATAATGAAACAACAACAAATGATATAAACTATAATGTAACTGAGCAAAAAAGAATTCTTAAGCAGGTATATTTAGCAAATGCTCAAGATTTAAATCTTGATCCTTCTAAATTTACACCAATATTCTCTCCTGATTTAATGGTGGGAACTGGAAAATTAGAAATAGGAGAAATATATTATCCAGATGAGGTAACTCTAGACAATGGTATGGTAAACAAGGGTATACCACAAGAATATGGAACTGGTGTTATAGGAGAAATGAAAATGTTGCAAGAAAAGATTGTAGAAGAAAATAAACCTATAGCTCAAAGATTAGTTAATTATCCAAAGTCTACATCAATGACATGGAATGAGTTTAATGATATTGAAGATTCAGATCAAATACATGACATGTATATGAACATGCTTAATTTTATAGATAATGCTGATAATTACTTACCTTCTTACATGACATTAGATACAAAAACTAAATCAGATATTGCATATAGTATATATAACCTAAGAGGTAATATGTCTATGTTTAATGAAGGTGTTGATAAGATGGCAGCTAATTACATGCAGGTTCAACAACATTTAGTAGGAACAGATGAGGACTTTAAATATGCTGCACAAGATGGAGGTTCTATTTTTAATAATGATGGTATACTTATAGATAGAGAAGAATGGAAAAAAAGATATGTAGATAAATGGACTAAAATATCAAATGCAGAAATTAGGTCAAACATGACTCAACAGAATTTTCAAGGTGAGCAATTTCTACCTCCTAACATGTTAGACAATACACCTGATGATATTTTGCAGGCTATTAACAAAACTAAGGGTGATGGAACAAACACTCTTCCTGCAGCAGATGCAGACCTTAACCAAATGCAGATTATAAATGAAGAAGAGAATCAGATAAATGTTCCATGGTCTCTTACTAGTGGAAAATATTGGCAAGCAAATATGATGGGTACTGAAATGCCAGGTGGAAATGGAATACAAGAATACCACATTACTACACCCCAACCAAGATTTGATCAGATTCAAAACGATGCAGATTTATATTATGATTATATGTATGCTGAAATAAATAAAAAAATGACAAAAGATGGTGAAAATGCTGCTGAGTTTGGATTTAACTTAAGTGCACAGTTAAATGGTCAACCTGAAACTATAGGTGGAGATTTGTTTCAATCTGGAGAACATCAGTTTAAGTTTGATGAAAATGCATCTACTGAAGTAAATGCTCCATCAGTAGACTTTGCAAATCAAGTACTAGAAATCTTAGATGGTGATCCATCAAGCTTTAGCGTATATGCAGGAGGTAATATAATACTAGAGAAGGGAGAAATACTAGGTGTTCAAAATCCTGAGATGATGAATGTTATCCAACAATGGTATTATTCAATGGGAGATAACTACGGTAATAATAAAGCAGACGGAGGTGGTGCACCAAAAGCAGATGGTTTAGACTTCTCCATTTCTTATGCTAAGAATAGAGGTGGTTCTGATGCTGATGTTGCTGGATATGAAATACACATTGGTACTGACTGGGCTAACTCAAGTGTATTAGGAAGATATGATAAAGAAACAGATGACTATATAACTGGAATGGTAACTGAGGATAAGAGTAAAGCATTTTTAACAGATAATGTAATTACAATTCTATTTGACAAAGCACTTGATAATAATAAATATAAAACTGGTGATAAAGAAACACAGTGGGTAATGAATGAATTAAGTAACAATGATGGACGTATTGTTAGAAATGTACCAGGTGCAGGAACTATAACAATATTTAGTACAGGTGATGGTAGATATATGTATAGTGAACAATTAATCCAATATGAAGGTAATAAGAAAATACCATTTGCTGGACAACAAATAGAAATACCTGCTTCTCAAATAGCAAATGTTCTTGCTACCCAACAACAAAGATTAACCGAAATGGGTACAGCAAATATGGAACAGCTTAAAGCATATAACATATCTAATAAAATTATACAATAGGAATGGCTGAAATAGATGAAACCACACAAGGAAATACTAACCTTCCTCAAGATCAAAATATATCTAATCAAATGGTACAGGAAGAGTCTATTCCTGAGAGTAATGTACCTCAAGTAAGTGATATAAATTTTGAAGATATTGCTGATATGATAGGTTCACCTACTGGTAACTTAGCTAGCCTTCAGCTTAGAGATCCTGTATTTGAGGGGATGTTAAGACAAGCTGCAATACCTATTAACTCAGCACCACCTATGACTGGTTTACATTCTTCATCTAATCCTTTACCTGGTAAAGCAACACAACATTATAATCCATATGAAGATTCCACGCCACCTGACATGACCACTATAGAGGGTAAGAAAAAGATGATGATGCAAGGAATGCATCAAGCTATGGTTAATCCAAGACAACAAAAAGCTCCAGGTTATAGATCAGATTTAGAATATGGAATAAGAGAAACAAATTTTGATAGATATTATGCACATAATAAATATGATGAATTAGGATTTCATCCTTTTAGAAATAATGAACAAATATATAATGCTAATGCCACACTCTGGGATGATCATGCTAGAGCATGGAAACAAACAAGCCGTACTTATTGGACTGGTTTCACTTCTAGTTATGATGCTATAGGAGATTGGTTATCTGGTGATGGATACCTTTCTCCAGATAGAGATGGTGCAGAAGCTTTTGTTGATGCTATGCGTATTGGTAACTCATCAAAAGAAGGAGTAGGAGGTGCAGCAATAAGGTTTGGTTTAAATTCAGGATATACATTTGGTATTATATCTAATATCATGGCAGAAGAAATAGTACTTGCAGGTGTTACTGCACTTTCAGGAACAGGAGCTGCTCCAGTTGCAGCAGCAAGAACTGCTCAGAATGTTGGAAGACTAAAAACGGCATGGAATGCATTTGGGACAGCATTTAAAACAGGTGTTGGTCAGTCAACTAGAATATCAGCAGGTGCAAAACTTATGAAGGATATGAATAAGGTGGAAAATGCTAGACATTTTTTTACTGCTGTAGGTGAGGGTGCTTTAAACTTTGTTACTCCAGGAACAATGCAGGCTATCCGAACTCTTAACACTTCCAAAGGAGTTGTAAGAGGTGCTCAAAGTATTAAAAATGCAAATGCAGTATTTGGTGGATTTTATAGAGATATGAGACAAATCAATCTTGCAATAGCAGAAAGTAAGTTAGAATCAGGAATTGTTTATAATCAAATGATTGATGGTTTATATCATGATTATGTTGCACAATATGGTGATACTCCACCTTCAGAAAAGATAGATGAGATACGTCAAAAAGCAACTGCAGCTTCTAGTGCTACTATGGGTTTCAATGCTCCTCTTATATATTTATCTAATAAAATTGTATTAGGTACATTATTTCAAGGAATGGGTGGTGGTCTTAGTAGACTAGCATCAAGATATGAAGGTAAAGGTGCAGCACGTCTTTTTAGAAATAGTACAGTTAAACCAGCTGCAGCAAAAGCTACTACTGATGTAGCTAAAAAAACAATGTATGATGGTGGTTCAACTTTTATAAAGAGACTTAAAAATTTAGGTGTTAAAGGTTCAGCTGGTTCTGTTGGTGCTTTTGCATTAAGATACACAGGTGCTAACTTTGCTGAAGGTATTCAAGAACTTTCACAAGAGGTTATTGCTAAAACAGCAGAAGATTATTACACTGGTTTATTTTTAGATCCAGCATCTATACAAAATATGTTATTGGATGCATCCCTTAAGGATGCAATAAATGCACAAATAAGCCCTCAAGGGTTTGAGGTATTTATGTCTGGGTTCTTAATGGGTGGTTTAGTTCAACCTGTACAACAAGGTCTAATGGTTGGATTACCTTCACTGTACCAAATGGGTAAAGGTCATTATGGTACTAAACAAGATAAAGCAAAGTACCAACAATATAAAAAAACTAAAGAAGAATTTCTTTCTAAGTCTTTAGAAAACTTAAACCTTATTGCAGAAGATCCTTTAAAGTATTTTGATCCTACAAAATTAAATGCAGTAGAACAGAAGCAAATAAATGAAAGATTATTACAATCTTCATACTCATCTGATATGTTATCATTCATGGATGATAAAGATCAGTCTATGTTCTCTCAACTTGATTACTTGTATAAGACTGGTAAATCTTCAGAATTTAAGTATCTATTAGAGGACTATACTAAATTATCTGATGCAGAACTCTTAGAAGGTTTTCCTGAATATACAAAAGAGATTAAGTCAGGTAAGTTAAGAGGAAAATTAGAAAAAGCTATCAGTAAGATTGATGAGTTTAAAAAAGGTTGGGATATGGTAAAGATGAGTTATCCAAACCCATATGATCCATCTGAATTTATGGAGGGTTCTGCTGAATGGAATATAACAGCATTACAATCATTAGCATATGATCATTCTACAAAACTATTAATGTATTCACAAGATACTTTTAAAAGAGCACTTGAAAGATCAAATAGTATATTTGAAAGGTTAAGTGGTGAATCTGTAATAAGTAAGTTTAATACTAATGATATATCTGCATTATTAGATCTTAAGAGTCTTAAAACTGAAATGGAACTTCTTAAGTCTGAAATTGAACTTGGAGCAACAACATCAGAACAGAAAGAACTTATAGAGACAAAAACAAAAAGGTTAGAGTTACTACAAAATTACTTTGATATAATCACTAACCCAGAAAACTTTACTAAAAGAAGTGAAGATAATATTGCTATATCTGCAAAAACAGATATGGAAGCAACAGAAGAGACTGGAGATGACACTATGGAAATTGGTGGTCAAAGATATAAAGCAGCTAGAAAAGTAACTTCTGAAGTTGGAACTTTTGATAGAAGAAAAATTAATAAGTTAACTCCAGCATTTAATGCATATATCAATTTCTTAGCAGAACAGAAAGGAGAATTCATTCATGGTAATGATATGACTGATGTGTTAAAAGATATAGTAGATTATAAATTTCTAAAAGGAAGATCACAAACATACTTCAGAGCTATTGAAAATTTGAATAATCCAGAAGCTATGGGTGATACAGCTCAGAGAATTGCTGAAAGATTAAAGATTATATTTGATAGAAATAAAGAGGATGTTGAAGTTGCAGTTAAAAAGTATGTAAATGATTTAGAGAAAAATGAATTAATAAATCAATTTGCATCTCAGCTTATTTACCCTGATGCAGATCAAGTTATTTTATTTTTCCAAGAAGGTATTATACCAACTATATTTCAATCTCCATCTGGACAAATTACAGCACAAGATAATACAGGTAAGTGGGAAGCTATACAAAACCTAATCAAAGCATACCAAAATAGACCAGGAACAGAAACAACTGTTCAACCTGGAGATGCTGTTACTGAAGATGAAATAAATAATGAAGATGAGTTTGATAGACTAGCAAATCAAGCTGAACAGAAAGTTACTGAAATATCAGAATCTACTAATGCTGTATTAGTTACAAAATGGAAATCATATGTTCAGTCTAGAGTTGGTACTTCTGGAAAAGTTTTATCATGGAATGATTGGCAGAATACTAAAGAAGCAAAAAATATAAAAGCTATTAGAGCAGAGTTAGATGTTGTTTATTTAAGTAACTTAACTTTAGATCAACAACAACAAAAATCTTTTGATAAATGGTTAATTGAAAATCAAAGAACACCTGAAGTATATAGAATACTTGACTCAAAGGGTGGGTCAATAAGTGATTATATTATTACTGATTCTGACACAGCACAAACTGATAAGTTAGATGCTGGAGATGTATTAACTGAAAGTCCTACAGGTATAAACATATTAAAGAAACTAGTGTCTAGTCAATCAGGTGATGATGAATTTTTCTATGAAGTTGTAGATAATAATATGAATAATCTACATCAACAATATGTAAATGTTGATCCTAGTATAATGGATACATATGCTACTATGGGTGAGGCTTTAAAAGCTCAAGATGCAATTATAAAGTTACTACCTAGTAATAGCACTTTCCCATTTCAAGGTAGAGATTTTCATTATAAACAGATATTACAAGATAACAACAAAGAACTTTTTACAGTAATCACAACACCTTCATTATTTAATAAGGGTGGTAAATTATACTTAAGACCTCTTGAATTTGCAAATGATCCTAAGAAAAGCTTTGAAGTAACTGATGTGGGTAATTATAGTCCATTAGATGCTACTAATTTTAAGGCATCATCAAAGCAGGATAACTTATTAAAACTTAGACAATCAGAACCTATTAGACTATATGCTAGAAGAGCAGATAATGAAACAGCTGAAGATGCTGAAGTAAGATTAACTGATAGATTAAAAGAAATACCTCAAGAACAAGTTCGTGCTTTTACATTAAAGGTCTCTAGAAATGCTAAATGGGAAAGCTTTTTAAATGAAGAACCAACAAATAGAGGTAAGTTAGGTACTGAAGAGTTTAATAATCCAAGATTAAGAATTGGTTCAGAAGAATTAACTGTTGCTGTAATGCATGGACGTGAAATACTTGGATACTTACAGGGACCTACTGGATCTATTATTTTAGATGCATATGATAATGTTATAAATCCTTTATCTTTAACTGAAGATCAAGCAGAAGAGTACTTTCAAATATATAAAACATCTTCTACACAACTTAGAACTGCTGCAGAACAACTTCAAATAATAAAAAATAACTATGCAAGTAGTATTTTATTAAATAAAAAGCTAAGAGATCTATTAGGAAGTGATCAAGAAGCAGATATTCCTATAGCAAAAATCAAAGGTTTAGATCTTAGAATATCTCCAGGTGAAATGTCATTTGCTGCTAAAGGTAAAGGAGTAACATTTTCTGAATTACATAGTAGTACAGTTGATGGAAAGAATATATGGGTAGTAGATAACCGTAGTGATGGTAATGGTGGTATAATTACAAATATTACTGATGATGAAGTTTATGAAAAGACTGATGCATTAGTAAGTGCAGCAACTGATCAGTCAGGATATAATCCTTTAAATACTAAAAGTAGATATGTTGCAGCAGTAAGACTTAACAATGGAACATTTACATTTGTAGAATTAAAAGCAGGTGAATTAACTAGTGATGAGAAAAGTCAGTTAACATTAGATATTCTAAATGAACAAGATAAAACATTAGCTGAAAACATTGATAAAGAAAATGATGAAGTAAAAGATGCTACTGTTAATTTTGCATTCAATGAAAAACTTAAAAATGATTTCTATGTATTTGGAAAAACTGGAGAGTTTATTGATATAGAACTTACAGCTAGAGGTGATGTACAAGTCATATATAGAAATACAAAGAAAGCTGGAAAAGATGGTAAAGCATTAAGAGTTACATATACTGTAAATGAGAATGAACTTAAAGGTGTTAAAGAATCTGCAAATCCTTTTAAAGAATTCTTAACTGTAATCAATAACAAAATTAAATTTAAAGATTCATCTATTGAAGTAAAGAGTGGTCTTAAATTAAGCTCAGATAACTTTAGATCATCTATACCTAAAGAAGCTACAATACAAGATCTTGCATCTGTAGTTACTAACTTTAATAAAGGACTAAGAGAAAACATTAGAATTGAAGCAGTCATTGCTGATTCAGCTCAGATTAATAATATTTTAAATAATGTAGAGCTCCCATCTTTTGTAAAGAATAGTGTTAAAGAACAAATAGAAAATACAGATCAAGTACTACTTGAAGCTGAAAGTGAAGCACCTGAGTTGACTCCAGAGTATATGAGACGTTTATTTGCAGAAGGATATGTAAATATAGACACTAACATTATAAAAGCAATAGCTAGAAAGCTAGCAACTAATATAGAATTATCAGCAGCTGAACGTACAATTTATGCTAATAATAAAAATACACAAGTACGTGATGATATAAACTTATTAAAGCTTACATATAGATCAGGTGTAATTGAAGAGGGTGGTTCCACTGATATTGATATTGAAGGTAATCCAGTTGTAGTTGAAAAATCTCCATCAAGAAAAATAGCTGATCAAATTAAAGATCTTGAAGAAGAATCTGGTAAGTTAGAAGATAAAATTTGGGAAGATACATATTATAGCATTGCTTCTGATGAACAAATTAAAGCAGATCCTAGTGTGATAAAAGAAGGTAACATTGCTGCTAATGATGCTATTGAGAATAGTGAAGAATTAAAAAGTATTGAAGCTAAGATTGCTGAGTTAAAAAAGAACTTAGCTCCAAAGGTTATTAATGAAAGACTTGGTCAAGAACATATTGAACAAATTGATGAATTTATTACTTGGTCTCAACAGAACTTACCTGACTTTATTCAAATACAAGACATAAGAGATTTATCAGCTAGACTAAAAGAGAATGGTAAGACAGCTGGTATGTTTACATTAGAACTAAACACATTAGGAAATAATATAGAAGGTAATATATATGTAGGTGCACAAACACCATTTAAATACCACGAAGCATTTCACGGGGTGTTTAGAATGTTACTTAGTGAAGAAGAGATTAGAAAATATATTTCACTTGCTAAAACAGAGAAGCTTGCTGCACTTAGGAAAGAAGGTAAAAAACTATCACAAGCTCTTAATGAACTTAGAACATCACATAGTATCTATAATAAACTATCTAAAACAGAATTAGAACATAGACTATATGAAGAATACTTAGCAGATGCATTTGACGCATTTAAAATGAAGCCTAAGGGAACTAAAACTTCTTCTGAAATTAAGAGTCTGTTTACAAGAATTATAGAATGGATTAAAGCTGTATTTAATAGATTTAGTAAGAATGAATTAACAACTTTATTTGAGAATATTGATTCAGCAAAATACTCTATATCTTCAGTTCAATCTAATAGGTTTACAACTGCTACAGAAACTGGCATAACCTCAGCTGCACCAAAAGTAATTGCTATAGATAGTTTTGAGAATACATATACAGATCCATTCACAGGACAAGAGATTGTAAGTTTATCTAATATATATATGCCTGCTAATGATCAAAGACAATTAATTGCTACTGTTTCAGCACTATACAGAAGCTATGTAGAGAGAGGTGATTTATTAACTATGTCTAAAAGAGATGTGTTAAATACAGCTATTGCTGATTACACTAAACTTCTTAATCCAAGAAGAACTTACTACACTAGTGAATCAAATGGTATATCATTTAGAAGTATAAGAAAGAAACTTAAAACATACTATAAAGCTTTAAAAACAAATAGAGACGTAATTGCTGAGAACGTTACTAATTATTTAGCAATCTTTGATGCCAAATATCAAATTGAACAAGATGCATTTGAAGAGCATATACATAATGAAGATAACAACATAAGGAAGGTTGACCAGTATGGTAAAGATGCTAGTCAAATAGGAGGAGCTATGTCATTATCAACTGAATTAAGAACATTTATTGCAACTACAGTATTATCAGAACAAGATTTATTTGGAAATACAGAAACACTAGAGGGAATTCCTATTGTAACTACAGTTGATTTTAACTTTGCATATAGTGGTCTTCTAAAAGCTTTATCTGATAAGACAACAGACTTGGAATTATTAAGAGCACTTGCTTTATTTAGTTCATCTAATAAGAATACTGCAGCTGTAGCTAATAATATATTTAATGAAATAGGTATAATAGATCCAATATCTTTATTAGATGCAGAACAATTACCTGAAATATCAAATCCAAATTTCTTACAAAAAGTTATAAAAGGATTTAATATGTTTAGAGTAGACTATATGTTTGCTCATAAAGATGATGATACTGGTATTGTGTTCTTATATGCAGCAAATAAGAAAGATGATGCACATTCACAAATAGATCATTGGTCTCAGCACTTTGATGAAGTTTATCCTACATTATTAACTGATGATGGAAAGAAAAAAGCTGTATCATTACTTAACTTGTTTTACTCTAAACTTCAGAATCCAAAAGAAAGAAGTAGGAATGCATTAGACATAGAATCAAAGGATATAGCTAAAAAGATATATGAACAAATTGGTATACAACTAAACGCTGAAACTATTAAGTATAGTATATTATCTACCAAAGTAGTTAGAAAGAACTGGGAAGAAGCAATTGTTTCTTTAGGTTTGTCTGCTGGAGCTGATCCAATTGTATCAGAAGATATTGCTGAGTTAAGAAATTCAATTTCAAGAGGGGAAAACATATTCTTAGATAATCAAACTAACATACCTGAGAATGAAGCTGAAGAACAAAGCACACCTGAGGTGGTTGAACAAAGTACAGGTATTAGTAGTAGATTAAAAAAGATGGCTAATACAAATGCTAACTTTGATGAGACAGTAGGTGCTACAGTATTTAGAGATCCAAAAGGTAATTTAATATATGCTCATCAGATGCCTACATTCCATTTAGTGAAGATTGCTGAAATGAGTGAAGCTAATTGGGCAAGTACTAAATTAGAAGAGAATAAATTCTTTAATAGAAATTACTTATTAAACAATGATAAGTTCTTGGCTCATGCAAAATCTGGACAATTAAAGGTATCAAGATTTATAGGAAGTAAGGAAGGTAGACTAACTGAGAATGAACAAGGAACTCTAATAGAGAATAGAGGTTTAAACACTAATCAAAAAGATGGTGTATCATTTGGAGAATCAACAGGTGCAGAATTTATTGCTGATGTTCTTAACTCTTATGTATATAACTATAATAGAAATAGTCAATCTGTACCCTTAAACCCATATGATAAAAATGGTAAGGAGTTATTTTATATAACTGCTCCCGTAGATTTGAAAGTATTATCTGATGCTAGTACTTCAGACTTTGTTGATCTACCAATTGAAAAAATGATAGAGCAAGATGAATCAGGAGATATTAAACTTACTGACCATACTCTTGATGCATTGATCAATAACATTTTACAATATGAATATGACCGTGTTGCAGATGAATTAAATGCAGAGACAACTGCTAAAGATGTCATAGAAGGATTCAATACAGATATTATAAAGAAAGGAGTACAAACAGGTCAAAGAGGAAAGAGGTTTGTAAGATCAAGAGGATTTATTACTTCAAGAAAATCTAAGATTAAAGTATTAGGTGGTATTAAAACACCTCTGATGTCTGAAAAGACAAGAGCAGATATTGCAATAGGAGAACAAAGAATAATATTAAGGGGTGGAAAGGCTCTTGGAAAGATTGGTTTAGATTCAGGACAAGAATCACCTATATCAATTGACTATAAAGTTGAAGGTGAAACAAAGTTTGAATCATTTATACTAAAGAATAAAGGCCTTGTATCTGTAGATAACATCAACTTAGATGAGTATTTAACAAATCTTGGTGAAGCTAAGAGCACTAAACCTTTTGCTGGTAAGAAGAAACAGAACACTGCTAAGTTAGGGGATGTAACTTATTACTTCCAAAGAGGTGATGATGCTAGATTCTTTAATGGTACAATACAACAATATGCATATGAGTTTATCCCATTAGGAGAAGCAAATATAGAGATAGGTGTTGAAGAAACTGAAACTGTAGAAGGTGCAGAACAGAAGGTAGAATACTTTGAGTCAGACACATTTGTGGAAGAGACTTTAATTAATGCTGCTAAAGAAGGGTTA